ATGAAGCGCACCCAGATAAAGCGCCGCCCGCTTGCGGACACCGTTCTTGCATCGCTTGAACCGGAAGATAAAGATTATCAGGAGAAGGACAGCAAGGGGCTCTACTTTCGCGTGCGCGCCAATGGCTCAAAATCGTGGAACCTTCGCTACAAGCGCCCTGATGGCAAGTGGGCTTGGCACGGCATCGGGGCCTTTCCTGACGTTTCAGGAAAGCTGGCACGCAAGAAAGCGCAGGAATTGCTCGAGCTGTTTGCCGATGGTCACGACATCAAGGGATACACGGACCGGATACAAGAAAAGCCGCTTTTTTCTGAAGCGGCCGAAAACTGGTATCAGCGTAAGCTAGATGCTGGTCGTGCCCATGGCACCACGCGACAAATGCGCCTCTACCTCGACAAGGATATTCTGCCAGCCCTTGGCGGCAAGGCGTTGGATGAGATCACGCGGCGCGACTGCGCCGCGGTTCAGGCCTCTTTTGAGAACCGCGGCGCTCACATTATCGCCGGCAAAGTGCGCTCCTGGTTGAGTCAGATATTTTCACTCGCTGTTGCGCAAGGGAAATGCGAGCTCAACCCAGCCAGTGAGCTTCGCCACATTGCCGCCGAGCCGCCCAAGGCCAAGCACTACCCCCACCTTCTTGAACCGGAGCTGCCCGACTTCCTGCGCGCACTCAGGCAATCAAAAAGCCGTGGCATTGTGGTGAAGGCGGTTTGGATCATCCTTTATACGGCTTCACGCCCTGGTATGGTTCGGCACATGGAATGGTCGGAAGTTGATATTGATAACGGCGTATGGACGATCGAGGCCGAGAAAATGAAGGCCAGGCGCGATCACCTGGTGCCGCTTCCGCGCCAGGTCATCCAGCTTTTAAACGAAGTGCATGAAGTCACAGGCCGGCAGCGCTGGGTGTTTCCCGGGCAGGGCGCCGTCAATACCATCATGAGCGACGCCACCTTTAACAAGGTGATCAAGCTGGTGGGATACAAGGATAGGATGGTTGGCCACGGATCACGTCACACAGCATCCACGCTGCTGCGCGAGCACGGCTGGAATCGCGATTATGTCGAGGCGCAGCTCGCCCACAAGGAAGCGGGGCTTGCTGGCGTCTACAACCAAGCGGCCTACTTTGCGCAGCGCCAAGTGATGATGCAGTGGTACTGCGACTACTTGGATGCGCTGGCGGACGGCATGGACGAAGAAGCTAGGCAAGCTTTCCGCGATCAGGTCATGCCTTAGCGGCCAGCCCTCCCAGACCCTCGCACACCCGTCCTCATTCGGCTATCGTGGAGAAAACACGAATAGCGAGGGAATGATGCGCAAGGCCTTAGTGATAGCTTCAGCGGTTTTATTGGCAGGGTGTGCCGGAGCGCAATTCAGAGACAGCATGGAGGCCTCTAAAAAAAGGCTTGATGAGTTGAGCCAATACCAGCTTAACAGCGTATCTATCTCGCCATCTGAGCACCCTGGGGCCGATGACGCCATGAGCTATTGCGGAGGTGGGTTCATAAGGATTCGCGCCAACGTACTTGAAGAAATGGATGGAAGACTATCAGAGGGCGGCACTAGCACCGCGCCCATCTTGACCGCTAAGCGCAAGATGGAGGATGCCGAGGCTTGGCTGGCGAACTGCGCGAAGCGTTACGGTGCGCGCATGTGGGCTATGATGGAAAGCTCTGGAGCCGCACAGCCGATGAAGACGTCGGAGTGGCTTCGCCAGAATCGACTAGAGCTTATGGATTACCATGTGGCGGCCCAAGGGTTTAGCAACCACCAGGAAAGGATGCGCGGCCTACAGGCCGCTATAGGAATGGGGCTTGCTTCCGGTAGCCTCAATTATGGGCAGCCGCCTCGCCATCAGTATATCAAGCCCTACTTAAGGGAAGACGGCACGATAGTGGAAGGCCATCTGCGCACCGCGCCGAACGATAGCTGCTTCGATAATCTTTCCGGGTGCTAGAACGGTTTAAATATCAAAAGGTTGCTATTAGGCCCTCGCTGTTCTCTGCGTTTCAGCTAGCATGAAGAGAATTATTCAAATTCACGCCGCTCGCCGAGGATGGTATGTATCAAAACCCGTGCACGCTCTTCTTGTTCAATGAGCATGAAAAAAGAAAAATCCTTTTCAGCCGATCACTCATTGAATATCGAACTGGCCTGGGCGTGCTCGTTGGACTTATGACTACGATAGCCGTGTTCTTTATCCAGTACCCATGGAGCGGGCAGCAGTCTTGGATGCATAGCTATGCGGCATACGGCGCCTTTCCAGCAGGTATAGCCGCAGGGCTTTACGCTTGGCACGCGGTCGAGTGGCGAGATTTCCGGCAGTGGGAAGAAAAGTGGCTGCCCACGGCAATCGCTCGATCTGGCGGTGGCCACTTTGATATAAACCCGCTGGTTGAGCCTATGCGCTTTTCAGATAGAGTTGATAAACACATAGCCCACCTCAATGCGACGACATGCAGCTTGATATTCATGCTTGCAGGCTATGTCGCTATATTTTCGCTTTCGCCTTTGTTGTTGCAGTACGCCATCACCAGATGGGTATTTGTTTTCCTGATGCTTTCCTGGTGGTTAATAGCAGCCTTCCTTGGCCACGAATATGCAAGCAAGCGTCAATCAGAAAGATCGTTATAGCGCCGATTGAACTCATCAACACGTCGCTTCATCTGCCTTTCTATCAGCTCTATACGGTTTTTCTTAGCCTCTTCGCTGAGCGTTTCGGTTTCCTGGACGCGGTCTCTCCGCTTGCGATCCTCCTGCAGCTGCTTTTCGATATTCTTGGCTCGGTTGAATAACCGTATCTTTTCGATATTGTCGCGCCGGAAGTCTATTCGTTCTCGCCCTTTTAGCGCATCCGCTTCATTGGCGATTTGCCCTAGCTCATCACGGCGATCATAAAACAACCCTTGATCGCGGTAAGGCGAAGTGCTGCTGGCAAATCGGCCGGCAAACGGTATCCGGTACCGCTCCACTTCTTCTCCTGAGAAAGTGCGTGCCGCAAAGCTTGATGTCTTCTCCACAAAGCCCCAGGCGCCACCCCCGTAATAATTAACCAAGTGCTGCATGACATCGGGGTTTATATCTACACTACCGGTTCGGTATTCGCTGCCTCCGCTCACTTCATTAAGGAAGCCAGCGATCGCTTTGTAAGGCTCTGGCGTACTCGGCATGGCGCGAGAGCTGTCTGGCGTTGGCGTACCAAACGGCAAGTCATCTTTGTAGATCAACCTGCCTGCGAAATCTTCATTAAAGCCTACTTGGGCGAATGACCGAACAAGCGTTGGCGTAATGTTCTTCATGAGCAGCCCGGTGGCGCTATCTGAGTCTTCCCATCCGATAGGTGAAAAGCTACCCATAATAGCTAGGCCTAAATTTTTGGCCGCCTCGGTCGCGTCCGTCGTGCCCGCAACAACTGATTCCGCCTGCGTGCCGATGGCCGAGAAGAAATTATACCCGTAGGGCAGTGGTATCGAGACGTAGTCGTCAGGCTCCCCGCCCCATAGGCTGCTCATAATGACAATATTGCGCTCCTTGACGTAATCAGGGACTTTGTCATAGAACAGCACGCCATCTTCGTCTTCTTCTGACGCCCAGCGATTGAGCAAGCCTAAAGCAAAAGCGCCTGACGCCATGCCAAAAGCGATTTTTTGAGCCATGTTAGCGCGTGCCCATACGTTCATCGGGCTTTTGCCTTCAGGCGTGTTTTTGGTTGTCACCATGGTGCGGGCGAAATTCATGGTGCCTTGTATGGAGGCGTTGGCAAACATGTAGGCGGCGTTCAGGGCGGTACCGGCCTCGCCGCGGCGATTGAAGTTGACCGTCATGTTCTTGGCCAGACTGGCCGCCTGCTTGCGAGATATGCCAGCGCGGCGCGCGTTAGCATAGGCAGAAAGACGCACCGCGTTTTCAACCGCGCCGTTCATGTTCTCAACAAAGTCGGCGGTTTTCTTTCGCGCCTTCAGCATGTGGGACAATGTGGTGCCGTCAGCGCGACGCACCATGGACTGGATCTCTTTGGCCTGAGAGCTAATATCCTTCATGTCGAAGTAGCCCGTTTTGGCGCCGTCTTCCTGGAATTCCTTAAACCAGGTGTCCCATTCTCGCCCGGTATCGTTTTTGCTCGATTTATTCTGCAGGCCCCTCCATGCCGCTTTCATCGCAGGCCCAATGTCGCGTGCGGTCTGGCGAACAATGGCTTCACCCTTGATCTTGCCGTCGTCGCGCGTCTGTTCGGCGGTCAGGTTCAGTAGTGCTGTTTGAACATCGCGGGTGAAGTTGCTCAGCATGAACTCAGGGTTATAGCTGGTCATCATGGCTGACAATGCGCGAGTAGCCGCACTAGCCGAGCGAATCAGTAGGCCGTTGCTTTCGGGCCCCACGTTACGCATAGCATTCATCAATCGTTCGTCATGAATCTTGAGGTAGTAGGCGCGCCCTGCCCGCTTCACTTTGAAGTACTTATCGTTGCCCTGCATATTGACGGGACGCTCTTGCACCTCAATACGGTTTTTGCCTGTATCGGGGTCAGTAATGGTTACCGGCGTGCGCTGCGTGTCTGGGTTGCTGTCAGTAAAGATTTCCCAGAGCAAGGGATTTGGGTGATCAGTCACCAGCGAAAGCAACGACTGCGCGACTTCGTTTTTGCGCCGGCGAATAAGCGACTCGTTTACGTCAACAATTACCTGAGAGGAGGGTGAGTCAGCAATGCTTTTGCGACCTGCCGCAGTGCGCGATTCGCGACCACTAACCTCAAAGCCGCGTCCCGTCCTTGGCCGGCCTGGCTCGTCAGCCGCATTTCCCTTGAGCGGAACGTAATACTGCCAGCTGGACTCCCACGCGTTCACGACTGAGTCGTCTTCTAGGCCGCCGTCCCGTATTGCGTCGCGACGCAACCGCGTCATGTCGTAAACGATTTTGGCCAAGCGGTCGTAATCCGCCTGCTTGCCGGAATTAGCCACCTTATCGATAATTTCAGCCGCTTGGGCATTGGTCATACCTGATCCGCCATCCTGCATGTCGGGCTTATCAGGGTTCCGCTCTGCGATGGTTGCGTTACGCTCCGGGGCGTGGCGCGCATAAAGGTAATTATCCAGCTCGGACTGACTTATTTTAGAGCTGGCGAGACCACGAGCAAGCGGCTCAACATAGTTTTCGCGAAGCTGTCGAAGGTCGTATTCAGCCTTGCCGTGGAACAATTCTTCAGCTAAATAGGCGTCTGCCTCTTCTTCAATTTCACGACCACTTCGGCGCATTGCGTCTTCAAGAATTTTGAGCGGACGCATTTTGTCGGCCATCTTTCTGAGAGCAGTATCTGCCAAAGACTCATCAGGCATCCCGAAGTTAGTGCTATCGGTCGAGGAAAACTTGCCGCCAGGCGTGCCTTTTGATGACTTGATGCTAAAACGCATCTCGCCGGCGCCCGGGTCTGGCTCGCGATACATGGTCTCGCTGATCTCGTAGTCTTTGTTTTTACCCTTATTCTCAACAAAGCCAAAGCGCTTATAAAAATCACTTAACCGTTTTTCGCTACCGCCAAAGTCTCTGGATGGCGTAAGCGCTAACGTCTTGCCGGAGGCATCTGCCCAGTCAGTAATTTTGCGCATAACAGCTGAGCCGGTGCCTTCGCTTTGCGTAGGAGCGACGATGCGTGAAATCGTGGCTCGATCTTTCCGCCCCGCCATATCCAGCTTTAGTCCAGGAAACTCGTCGCGCAACTGTTTGGCAATATCGCGCGCACTGAGTGAGGACTGCCGCTCCATTAGGCTGTATAGCGCGCCATCCTGCTCCCCTATATCTTGCTTCGCCTGCTGGCGACGCAGCCAGCGACGGGACTGCTCGCCTAATGCCAGGATGTCACTTGTACGCCATTCAATGTTGGGGAAAAACTTCCTAAGCAGGCGGCGAATAGTGGACTTGATGCGCTGGCTTAGCGCTGGGCTGCCATTGCTGTCTTCGATATAGTGAGCCACGAGCTCTTCGGCAAGCGTCACTTTCCCTTTTTGGTTCGTTACATCGATAAACGGATACGCTTCCTGGATAGCGGCGATATTTTCTCGCCCTGCCTGTGATCGAGTGTGGCTTTTGTATACCTCAAGCATCAGAGGTTCCAGCTCACTACCCAGCGCGCCACGCATGCCTTTGTGTCCGACTGCTTCATGAACGGCCGTGCGCACAGCTTCGTCAACGCTAGCCATGTTATCGGCAACAACGTACAGCTCGCCGCCAACAAATATGCCGCGAACATCGCCCAGGCCAATGCCGCGCAGCATCATACCCATGAGTGCGTTTTGCGGAAGCTCAGAGGCAGATTGCACCACCTGAGTATCTGCAAGCTCAGGCTTTCCTTTTAGCGCTGCTGTTATGTCAGCCGCGCGGGGCGCTTGTGGCACAGCGGCGCCCTCACCGGCCATTGAATAGCGGGTATCGTCTGAGGCGGCTTTGCTAACCACCTCTGCTACAGGGGCTTTGGTGCGCCGAGTTGCCGACGTCCATTCCCCTTGGCTGATCAATACCGAGCTGCCGCGCTCAACATTAGTGGCCTGAAGCGTGCCATCTTTGTTGATCGAATCAATGGTGTAAGTGTTCCCGGGCTTAGAATAACCAACGTCGGTCAAAAGGCTGATCGTGTCACCGGTGGCCGCGCCTCCAAACGCGTCACTTACCCGCTGCTGACGAGGCGTTAACGCTTCAGGCTTGCGTGGCTTACGTGCCCGTGATGGAGTCGGCGTAGGCTCTGTCTGGGCGCTTTCTGCTGGCTGCGCGCCCAAAATATCCGTCTGCCCGCGTGCCTCGGCGATATCATTAGGCCGGCTGCTACCGCTGAGCACAAAGTCATCGGCATCACGGTCGGCTTGGGCGCGCTGCTCTTCTTGGCGGCGCTGCTCGGCTTCGAATTGCTCGGCCTGCTGCGTTTGCTGCTCGCGCTGCGCCAGGCTCTCTTCAGTTTGGGCTTCCATGTCAAGAGTGCTGTCGTCCACGCTGACGGATTCCGCCTCTCCCTGAGAGCCCGGCTCGGGCGACTGCTGCGCCGCAAAGCCCCACCCGCCATCCACTTCAACGGGCTGTGCGTTGGGCGTGTTGCGGAAACGCTGCGATAGCTCGACGGCGCGGCGGGTCTGAAAGGGCGTGCCGTCAGTTTTTAGCATTGGCTCTGGCGTCTTCGCGGCAACGGCCTCGCCTTCCTGCCGGCCTTCCACTGATGAGATATTGGGCCGGACCTGGATATCTCCGTAGGGCTTATCTGTCGCGCCTTCCCGCGTCCATACTTTGAGTTCGTCCACGGGCATTTCATTGATGCTACCCAGTCCGCTCCAGCCTTCATCATAGTTGGCGAGATAGCCTTGACGAGCCTGCTCAAGCGAGTCAAAGCCCAGCATGATTTTGGCTTCGTCGTAGTTTCCGTCGGCATCGACCTGATCAATGATGTATGCGCGCTGAGATTCGGGATTGTCGCCCACAAACACATCGAGGTTATCGCCATCTGCCGCCTTGGTGCCTTTGATGTCGCCGTAGTGGTGAGCCATGCTGCTCTCCCATGGCCGCCCTTCAGGATCTGTGCCGCGGCGCGTAGATCCTTTGGGGTTCTCAATGGCAATATCAAAGCCGTTAAGCTGAACCTTACCTTTTCGGTAGTTGCCTGCTTCCGCCTGTGCTGGAGTGGGATCGGGGTTGGTCTCCATGGCAGCACGATCAATATCGGCGGACGCACCAACGCCATCGTCGTTATTGGCGGGGGCCTCACTGAGGCTGCCTTCCATTACGCCAGCTTCAACCGCTTCTGAGCCTTGCGCCAGTTCGGCCGTTTGCTGCTCGCCATCAATATCAATCTCAGTATCAGGAAGGTCGACGCTGGGATCGTAATCTGCAATGCCGTCTTCTGCCGCCTGGTCGCGCCACGCCTCTTCCCACTGGGAGTTGCCATCTTCGTTAGCATTTGACGCGGTGGCTTCGCTTTCAGTCTCGGGGGCATTAAGGCGATCCATTACGCGCGTGAAGCGCTCGGATGCGCTTTGTAACTGCTCACGGATAGGCGCAAAAGCTTCGCTATCGTTGCGCGCACGCGCCATGGTTTCTGCTTCTAGTGCGGATGATACTTCGCCACTAACTGCGTCAAGCTCAGCCACAGCGTCATTATCGCCTCGCCCTTCGGCTTCAGCTCGCAGGGCTTTGAAGGCATCACCATAACTGATGGAGTCGCGCACTTCTCTTTCGGCTGATGACAGCTCAAACCTGGGTTTGGCAATAAGCTCAGCCGCCGCGCCCACTGCTTCGTAATTAGCTGCTTCAGCCTCCGGTGAGGCTGCCTCGTCTTGGGCTGTTGGCTGAGACTCGCTTTCTGTGTCGCCTGCCTCCTCTTGGCCGGTTGCTCGCTGTCCATCACCACCTGCCTCGACGGCGGCAGTTCCCGCGCGAACGGCGGCGCCTGTCGGACCGCCCACAATAGCGCCCCCGGCAGAGCGTCGCCCGGCCTCGGAGGCGTTCCATCCTAGCTCGGTACCGACTGATTCGCCCGCGTATTCAATGCCGCCTTCCTGAATAGCCTCTGTAGTGGCCTCGGTAACCCCGGCGCGACCAACGGCGCCAGGAATTTCCCGCGCGCGGCTAACTGCATTTTCCCCGCCTGGCAGCAAACGCCCGAGCGCAAAACGATCCAGTAAGACCGACGCCGCCGCCGTTGGCCCAGAAACGGCGTAATCCCGACCTTCGGGCATGCCTTCACGGTTATCGCTTTCGACCCGGCCTTCGCCAATCTCCTGGGTGCGGGCGGCCAGATAAGCGGGCAGGTTAATTGCAAGGCCCGCCATGTCCGCAAGCGCCGCCGGACCCTGCTCCGCCGCCGCGCCTGCTAGGTTTTTAATACTGGGGCTATCTAGCGCGCGGTCAATCGTAAAGTTGGGCCGATACCCAAGCTCGACGTCCTCGACGGCCTGACCTGCCTCGACCATGCCGGTATTGGTGTCTTGTGGGTTTGCTCGGGTAGTGAAATCAAGACCATACCCTGCCACTTCAACGTCTGGCTCATAACCGCGATCACGCATGGCCTCGGACTGCCCGCCGATAACGCCTGGATTAATGCCGCCCAGGTGCTCAGTGAGCATTTCCTCGCCCATCTCGGCCATGTTGCCGATGAACTGGAGAGCATTGCCTGCAAGATCAAATCCGCGCTCGCCGGCATTGCGCATGGCGTTGCCCGCCAATCCTGGCGAATCATCCTCCCCCATCATTTCATCCGGGATCGACAAGCCGGCATCACTAGGCTTTATGCCGCGGCCTTTTCGCTTTTCTTCAAGTGCGCGCTGGTCAGTCAGCCCGCCGCCATAGCCCGCGTTAAGGCTTTCGCTATCTTTCAGGTTTTCGCGCTCGTTACTTTCTTGCTCCCCAAAAACATCCCGCGCGGTGCGGTTGAAAAACTCGCTCTGCACCTTGCTGCGCATTTCTTTTGGCGTATTGGGCTCAATGGCTCGGCGGTAAAATTCGCCGCGAACGCGCTGCTTGGTTTGCCAATCAGATGCCTGGAAATCAGGATCGCGGGCGACGTCAGTCCATTTGGGCGTTTTGCTTTCTTGGTCGGCGGCGTTCACACGCGGCTCCTTTGTGCTTAGAAGTACTTATTCAGGATGGCGTCAGCATCGGTGTTGATGTCTCTGTCTTCTTCAGGCTTCGGTCCGGGCCTCAGCCCTCTTTCGCCATTCCTCTTGCTTTCTGCCTCTCGATTACCTTCACTACTATTTCCGCCGTTGCCTCTTCCCTCTGTCCCAGAGCGTCGCTGCGAAGTAGAGCCTTGCTGGTCAGAACCGTTCGACATGTCGATTCCGTACGTTCTGTTTTCAGTATCCCTTATCATGCTTTGTACCGAGCGAAGCTCTTCTTGTGCCTGCTCCAGCTCTTCTTCGCTTGGGATGGTCGCGCCCTCGCCGTTAATCGTAGCGGTTAAGTCTTCGGCGCGGTTCCTTAGTGCGTCGATGCGATCTTCTGAGCGCGAATAGCTGTTGTCGCCGCTGCCCTGACGCAGCATTTCCCAGGCAGCTTCACGATCAGGCGCCAGTCCGTTCGTTACCATGTATTCAATGTCTTTTTGTGTCGCGGTCGGCCGGTTCCAATAATTTTCACTACCACCACTCTTGTCATGCGGGCTACCCGCCCCCGGGCGAATAGGTTTGATCTCGCCGGTCTTGGTATTGCGCTGAATGGCGCCAAGGCGGGGGTGTTCTTCAAGCTCCCACGACTCATTGCTGTCGCCGCGTAAAATTCCGAGCACGCTGGCGGCCTGGCGCTGTGCTTCGGGCCCCTGCATGGTATTGCGCAACATGCGCATGCCTTGGGTTTGCTCCACCATGCGCTCAACAGGAATCTGCATCACCGTATCGTCGTCTTCGGTATTGCTGCGGCCTCTGGTCATCGGCGCGTTGTAACGACTGCCGTCTTCGCCGAGCACTTCCAGCTCCAGCATCACGCTCTCGCCATCGGTGCCCGGGTACATGCCGACCACTCGCTTTTGCCCGCCGTCGCCTTTGTTGATCTCGGCGCCGAACATCTGGTTGAGCGCTGCCAGGCTTTTCGGGTCGTTGGCATCAACCTCCGTATTGGGGTCGATGACCTGCTGTGCTTGCTCAATCGAGGCGTCGGTATCGGGGTCCAGGGCGGGCCAATACTTGGGGTTTTTGCGCAGCAACTCGATCTCGCTTTCGTCAACGTCCATGCCGCTGCTTATCTTGCCGAGCGTGAACTGCAAGGCTTCCATTTCCTGGGCGCGCGCCGCCTCTTGTTTCTGCCCTTCGTATTGTTCTTTTTGCATATCGAAGCGCTCAGCCTGCATTTCCATTTGCTGGTCAGCACGTTCGTTCTGTTTTTGCTGCTGCTGGTGTTGGCTCATCAAGCCAAAGCCTTGTGCAAAGCCGCTCGCCAGTCCGCGCGTATCAAGTCCTGCCATGATGATCTCCTAGAATACCGACGTGGCCAGCAAGCCGATGCCTGCACCGATAGCGGCGCCCATGGGCCCGCCTACGCTACCGGCTTGCGCGCCGGCGGCCATGCCAACGGCTGCGCCCGTGCCGACGGCGCTCATTTGCTGCTGCTTTTCAGCCTGCTCCATTCGATCTTCGTGGCGCTCGGCTTCGCGTTGCTGACCAGCTAAGTCCGAAAGGCCCTGCATGGCCTCGCCTTCCATTTCTTGACGAAGCCCCATTAGTCCGTAGCTCATTGGTTCATTACCTGGTCAGGGATATTGGAAAGGCCCATGCCGCCGGCAAGAATCGCGCCTTGTCGATCTTGTGCGGATATGCGGGCCTGGTTACCGGCGCTCACCATCGATGCGCTGCGCTGAACATTGTTCCGGCGAGATTGCGCGGCTTCCTGTTGTGGCGACAGGTTAACGCCAAAGCTCTGGCGGTCTTGGTCCTGTGCTTGTTGGTTGGCATCAAAAGAAAGGCCCATCGCGCTGCTGGCGTTGGCGGCCGCTTTCTGTGAGGCGTCGCCGTCTTGAGCAACGGCGGCCAGCCGGTCAACATAAGGCGAAAACCGGCTTTTCCAGTCATTCCATTGGGCGCGGTTGAGATCACCCAACAGCTTGGACGCGCCCTGGTCGCCTTCGAACGCCTGCCCTGGATTTACCCGCTGCTGAGCCACTTGTGACGGCGCGTAATTCACCTGGCCGAGGGTGGGTTGATATTGCATGACGCCTCCTTAGATGCCGCTGCCATATAGGTCCAGGCCTTGGCCTTGCTGGTAACCCGGCGTAGCCGCCCCGCCCGTCGCGGGAGCTGACGATCCGTTCATGCCGTACGAGGCGCCTGCACCAGCCACTTGGCCAAGCAACTGAAGATTGGAGCTGCGCCGGTTGAATTGCTTTGTGGCCGACTGGCGGGCGTCTGCCGCTGACTGGCCGGCGATGCCTGCCAGCCCTTGCTGTGCCTGGCCAGACTCGCCTTGGCCAATAGAGACAATGTTTTGCAGGCCCTGAATCTGCTGGTTCTCCTGCTCGAACTGGGCGCGTCCCAGCGTCTCGCCGCCTGCCTGGGCGACATCCATGCTGAGGCCTTCCATTTCGCCCTGGTAACGCCCGCTATTAGGGTTGATGCCGCCTTGTTGAAGCTGCTGGCCTGCCTGTTGACTTACCTCGCTGCCCGCCTGCTGCTGGCTTTGCATCGTACGGCCGGCGATGTAGCGCATGTTGCCTTCGCCGGTCATGTCACCGACCTGCTTCATGTACGCATCTTCGAGCGGCGCCAAGTTTTCTTGGGCGTAATTCCACTTGTCCGCCGCTACGGCCGCCAGCTCGCGCTGTTCGGGCGTGTCTTTGATATCACTGCTGCCGCCACCGCCGCCGCTCATTGGCTCACCTCCTGGCTATCATTTTCGGGTGGAGTGTTGAGCGATGCCATGTAGTCGCCGAGCGTGTCTTCGTGGATATGCTGACGCACGGGCACGCTGACCTCGCTCATCCACTGGTAACCGCCCACCAGATAGGCGCACTGAATGAGCAGCGTGGCGAGCTGGTCGCGCAACACAAAGGCGACGGAGCGAAGGTGATGGCTGTCGGTGCGCTCGAAGCAAACGCTATCGCGCCAGTCTTGAAGCGCCGAGGCCATCAGGGGGCGTAAATAAGGCTCGTGCTGGCGATAGAACGGGTTGGCGGGGAGTTCGATCAACGCTTCCCAGAACGCCTGAATCACGGCCGTGTCGGTTACGGCGTGGTCTTTGTCGATCAGGTCGTCCAGGGTTTGCGATATACGAAACAGTGCCTCACAGTATTGCGCGGCGGCTTCGTTGTTCTGCAGTACGCTGCGCAGGAACGCAGCTTCATTTGGGCGTGGCATGGGCACCTCACGGTGGGCCAATTTAGGCATTAGTGTAGCAGGGTTAAGCGCTGAGTTCTTCGCTAAACGCTTTCACGATGCGGTGCATGTCGGCGGCCGTAGACGCGCGGCGTACCCGCTGTTTGGCGCCGGCGCGCGCCTTTTCGATGACCACTTCTTTACCGCGGCACTTTTCACGCGCGGCAATGACGGAGGCGGCGACCGTCTCGACGCTAACGCCCAGCGCTTCCGCCTCAGCCTCAAGGAAAGGTCCACCGCCTGAAAGCGCCTCTTGATACTTGGCTTCATAGGTGGCGGCCTGGCCTGATCCGGGGGTTAAGAACTGGCTGCGCGCCTTTTCTGCCAGCGAGTCAGCTTGCGCCAAATAATAACGCTCAGCGTCGTCGCGGCCTGAAAACTGGGTAACGCTTAATTTAGTCAATGTACACCTCGATCGTCTCATCAAGGTGTTTAATTGAACCGCTCAACTCAATCGAGTGTGTGCCGGGCACTTCAAACTCGACGGCATCATCAACGCCGTCTGCCGTCACCTCCGACTCCCCCACTTTAATGATCGTGCTCTTGGGTAGGGCCGGGAACAGCACCGTCATGCCTGACAGCGAAAACGCGGTGTTGCGCGGCATCTTTGGCACGACATGAGGTGCGCCACTACTGACATCCACAAAGAATGTGCGGTCACAGACGGCTTCCGATGCCTCTAAAAACGACTCGCCGGCTTCGCACTGGATGTCCGCCGTCCCTTCCGGTCCGTGATAGACCGACGTTATTTCGCCGGTATCCGTCTTGTAAATCACATATGTCGCTGTCATCGTCTGAGCTCCACGATGCCGATAAACCTGTTTGAGACGTAGAGAGTGCCGCCGCTACCGGTTCTTCTAACTTGCAGACTAAAGGTGCGGGTACCTCTTGCTGGTTTTGTGATGGCCACCGGGGTTGCCGAACCCACCGGGCTGAAGGTGTAGACGTAGAAGTTAAACCCGTCGCGATCAAAGGTGACGAACGTATTGCCGATCAGGCCTTCCCACAGCACGCTACCGCCTTCCACCAGCCTCGCGTAGGCAGCGATGTAGTGATCAGACTCGCTAATCGCGGTACGGAAAGAGAACCCGCCTGTCACTTGCACCGACTCGCCGGTAACAAACGCGCTGACCTGCCGGATGGTTGTCCAGCTTGAACCTATTGACCGTTGGGCAGCGACATAAGAGCTCGCCGGAAAGGTGACGGCCTGCCCCTTTATCTGCAGCGTGTCTACATACGCATCGCCGGTAAATATCTTGTTGCCGTCTATCAGGGTGGAGCCAGGGCGACGCCAGCTATCAACACTGCTTACCACGTTACCCATCGTGCTGTTGCCGACCTGAACGGATGACCTGATACGGCCCTGGTTCAGCTCAAAGTCACCACTTTGATAAATGGCCCAGCCAGACTGTCCGGCCCTGAAGTTGTTTGAGAACACGTTGCCGTAAAACTTGGCGGCTTCGGCGACGCGCAGGTTTTCCGCATCGATCAGTTCGCCTTTTAGCTTGCCTGCCACGGTCGTGACCGGCGAGCCGTCCCCGTCCGTAATCTTGCCGATTGAGATGGGACCTAGCTGGCCTTGCTGTATTGAGGCGTCGCGAATAAGCGCGGTGTCGATATAAACCTTGTCGTTTTGAACAATGAACGGCTTGCGCTTGTCTTGGCTGCCGGGCCTGGCTATCCAGAACCTGTCGGCAATCACGGCAAAGTCACTGGTCTTGCCATCGTTATAGGCGCCAATGCCTGAAATGTAGCCTTCCTGGTTGAGGGTTAAGCTATAGATATCGCCGTCGTCCGAGACAGTTTCCTGATAGCCGGGCATGCGCTCGAGTAAAGACTTCGCCAGCTTGCTGTCATCAATATCACTCGAAAGGCGATCCAGCAGGAAGCCAATATCAGGGATAACCTCGGCATAGGTGCCGTCGGTGCTGTTGGGCGGGCCTTCTGCGCCCTCTGTGCTAGTGAACGTTATCCAGTAGTAAAACCCAACATCCTCTTCATCGACCTCTCGCACATGGTCGGTGTACATCATGCCCGCGTCGCGGCCTATCATCTCGGCATTGGCGAAGTTGTCGGCCTCGCTGCGGTAGATATTGGTGAACGCGTGATTCAAATACAGTTCGCGGGGAATGTTCCAGGACAGCACGATGTAGCCAAAGCTGCCGGCGGCATTAAAGCCAGTCGGTCTGGGCGGTATGCGTACTGGTTCCGGCGGCTCGTTATCAATAGGCTGGTCGTTGGGGCCGATTTCACTCTGACTTCCGTTGCGCAACCTGGCAATGCCGGCATCAATCAGGTCGCGTTGCGTCAGCTTTCTATCCAGTGGGTCGCCGCGAACGCCGTCACCGGTTTCCGTAATTTCTTTCAGGGCTTCCAGGAAGGGTCGAAGCTTGGGGTCTGTCTTGGGGTCAATCGGCGGTAGTGACTTGCGTCGATTCGTCATGCGAGCCTCACGGCTAGGCGTTGTTAAATAAGCTCAGTCGGCGAGGTGGCGACTTGCACGGACTGAATATCGTGGCTGCCGGATAGCTCGATCTCCCAGTCTCGCGACAGCGTGAAGCCAGGCGGCAGCCGGAACATTTGCGCGTCGTCCACGTCGGTATCAACCATAGTCTCGCCGTCGGCGATAATGCGCAGCGTCACCGGATAGCGCGTGGCGATCACCTTGGCGCAGCTAAAGCCCGCCGAGCCGGGCGGGACTTCGTGGCGCCGGGAGCGCCAGGTAAAGGTAAGCGCCTCGCCCTTCCCCCAGGCGGCAACATCGCCACCCTGGATCAAGTAAAGCGTGTCGCGCGTCACGTCGTAATAGCCGCCGCTTGCATCGAGGTCGTAAAACTCGACGCCTTCGCCCGGCGTCAGCGCGAAGCATCCGCCGCCGTAAAACGCAAGATAGCGGCCATCGTATCGGTACGCATGGATGGTCTCAGGCTTGAGGGCCTGCCATTGTTCGCGGGTAAATATCTCACGGCTTATCACCCGCGCGCCGTCGCCGCCTGCCGCCACCAGCCCATCAGGTGAGGCATAGACGGCAAAGCCGCCCATATCGACCACTGAGCGCTTGGCGACGCAGGGCTGGTTGACGTCGAGGCGCATCTGCGACATGGCGGCCGGGGACGAACCTGTCACTAGCCAGGGCTGGCCCGACGTTACCACCACCAGACCGCTGCTTATCGCCGCAATGCCTACGACGGGGTCGTCGAAGGCAAGCTGGTAACCCACTGGCCACGCGTGCGGGCGATAGGCCTCGCAGAATGCCAGCGTGCTATCAAAGAAGCCGGCCAGCACGCCATTCGGCATTTGCGTCAGTCCGGAAAGCTTGGCGGACGGCATATCCCATTCAAGGCTTGGCAGCACGCGCCCGAGCGCTGCCGAATTAACGCTGTCGGTGTAGTCGGAGGCTGAGGCGTCGACTTCAGCCACCAGTTGGTATTGGCCGCCGCTTTCGGCGCGGTAGATGCGCTTGGCAATCAGATCCGTGTTGCCGCTCGGGATGCTGGGTAGCGCGATCTCAACGGACCCGCCATCGGGAATATCATCGCCACTGTCCCAGCGCGTGATGAAGCCGGAAGGGTTGCTTGGCGGCCCTTCTTCGCCAAAGCGCGTCACGCAGGTGACGACATACACGGTTTCAAGTGCCGTACGGGGCGGGAACACCACTTCCTCAACCACATCGCCCTGCGCGTTGGTGACGGGCTCGGGCGGCACGCGGTCGTCAGGAGTGCTGACGCTTGGCGCTTCGCTGGGCGCAGGTACGCCCAGTTGATACCAGTTTGAGGGGTATGGCCCGCTGCCGCTCGTCGCCATGTCGAGGGACGACATCTTTGGCGCTCCCTGTCCTGTCCAGTAAACCCGCGCATAGTCATCGCTGGCGATGGGTGAGCGCACGACATCAATGTCGTCTTCATCGCCCCACGAAAACCAGAATCCGGCGCCATCACCTCCTGCGTCATAGTGATAGAGGTTGCCGGGATTGGTCACGCCCGGAAGCGCTGCCACGGGAAGCGGTGCCTTTTCCGATCTCAGCGTGCCGCGCTTAAGATTAAGATTGCGCGCACGCTGGGCATTGTTCTCTGGCAGCAACCGCGGGTCGACAATCGGTAGCTCACCACGAAAGGCGCTGTGTTGGATTTTCATCGCTGACTCGCATTCCTAAAAAGCTCATCTATCTGCTCGTCACTTAGCCCCAGGTCTGCGCCGAGCTGATTCAGCTCAGGGCTTTTGCGCTCAAACTCGGTAGCATCATCCCAAAAGATTTGCACCATGCCGCGCTGCGTTTCGTCGCTGATAGCGTCGATAGTCGGCTGGACATTGACTAGTAGACCATCAGCTAACAGTTGCTGCTTACCCTGTCGGCGCGTGACCACCGCGCTCTCACGCCACTCCTGCAGCTGTTCCTCGCTCATCGGGATTTCGGGGTAGCCGTCGAACTCGGCCAGTTCATTGCCCTCGGCCAGCCAGTCTTCAACATCGGCGTATAGCTCGTTCGAAGCAGGCACGATCGCGCCTTTCTTTACGCGTCCGTAATCCTCTAAACAGACGACGCGGCCTGCGGTTTTGTCTTTGCTGAACATGGTGCCTCCTGGGTTATACGTAGTCATGGTGATATACTTGTAATCTCATACACCAAAAAGGCCTATGAGCTATGATAATTCAGGTTAATGGTGCTGATGTGGAAGTGATGACCCACCCCGAATTCAGCTTTTACGCTACTTCGAGAAATGGAAATGTGTTTACACGCCCTGCTATTCGCCCTCCTGGTTATCCTAGGTCCGGCCCTAAGCCACGAGCCGATTTCTGGGAAGAAGTATCCCAGCTCACCGTTCAGCCAAAACACACCCCGCCTTACCGGAAGTGCCGAATCACCCAAGACGGAAAAACCAAGCTGGTGTCAGTTCATCGCTTCATGCTTGAGTGCTGGGTAGGCGTTCGCCCGCGCTCCCAAGTAGCCAGGCACCTTGATGGCAACTCTCTTCACAACGAACTTAGCAATCTTAAATACGGCACGGTGAAAGAGAATGTTGAAGATGCATTTATGCATACTGGCAACTATGCGGAAGGCGCTAAAAACGGTCGCGCAGCCCTTACTGATGACGATGTTCGCGATATACGGAAACGCTACGCTGCTGGCGAAGCGCTGAGATTTATTGCCCGTGACTACCCCGTCGTTCATAAAGGCACTGTTTCTAGTATTGCTCGCGGCATTACTTGGAAACACGTTTCGTAGGCGTTGCGTAGATTTTCCGGGTCTGCAATCTTTTCGATTAAATTGCGATACCGCTTTGCCGCCAATTTAGTCCCTTAATCGGCGTCCTGCCGATGATTGAATAATGCCGCGCGCAGGTCTCGATGTTTCACTACGCCCTGTTTCGCGGACCTTGAAATGTATTCCCCGAAGGAGGTCGGTGCACGGCTGACCACAAGGGCCGCCCTGGGTAGCGGTTGCTGTCCCAGCGGTGGGTAAAATTATCGTCACAGACGCCGCGGGCGCTGAAGCTGCTGCGGGAGAGGTCCGGCTGATTGTTCCAGGTCGAGGCCCGAGAGCCCGAGTTAGAGCCGTTGTTCCAGTTCGCGCCGAATAGCGGGGAGTATCCGTGCACCACCCTGCTCAGCGCTTGGCGTTAATCCAAGCGCCGACCATTTTGCCGACCTCAGCGAGATGAATTGAGGCCGTTTCATGTTGATGTGTGGTAATCAGTTTTTGCGCGGGTGCGGCGGCAAAGCGCAGCAGCCAGCGCAACTCGGCAAGCGCGGCATCGGCGTGATAGATGCGACTCACCTGGTTGGATTTCGCAGCGGTGTAGATCAGGCCCGGCACCGCAAACAGCGCATCCAGCAGCTTGTCGCGGTACCGGCCATGCCGCCGGGGTATGTTTTGGATAATCGGGTACAAATACGCCACGGCCTGGTCGTAGCGCTCAACGATGGCCAGTGGCTGCACCCGCTTGGGAGCCTCTTTCATAACGCTACGCTATCGCTCCGCTTGCAGGTTCACGTGGTCACAGACGCCGCGGGCGCCGAAGCTGCTGCGGGAGAGGTCCGGCTGATAGGCCCAGGTCGAGACCCGAGAGCCCGAGTCAGAGCCGTCGTTCCAGTTCGCGCCGAATAGCGGGGAGCGGATGCTGTGCGTGTAGACGTCACCGCGACCTTCGGCCCAGTCCTCCCATCCGGCGCTGCCCGTTGCTGATGTGCCGTTGATGTCGGCACCCCACTGGTACATCACGCCAGTGATCTGCTCGCATCCGATGTCGCTGCGGTGGCCGGCTTGATGCTGTGTAGTGACTGGGTCAGTGCCCACTGCCTGGCGCTCGACGACGCCGTAGGCAATGGAGGTAAACTCTATGTAAAACGGTGGGCGCATACCTGCGCTGCTCAGCACGTCAACTGCTACCCACCAGGACATGGAGTCATATGTATCGCTGCCATTACCGCCATAAACGGCCGGGATAATGGGTCGGTCGTTATCGTCGGCAATTGTGGCATTGCAGCGCGAGTAGCCTTTGATGCCGTATTCCGTGTCCATCATATACATGTCAGCCCAGCGCCCGCACTTAGGGTCGTAAGCGCGGGCGCGAGGACTGGGCGCTGACGGCTTCCAGTTGAGATCCCAAAGCGAGCGCTCGGCGATCCCATCGCCACCATCGAAAACGTGAAAACCGCCGACTTTGCGGGAATCCGCCGGGGCAGCGTCATCTGCATCGACGGCTTCGAGCGTGCCGTCCGCTTTTGCGTAGATCGTGTAGTCAGTGCCGTTGCTGAGCGTTGGCAGCGTGACCGATGTGCCGGCGGCGATAGTGACGATGGTTGAGCCGACGACTAGTGATATGTCAGAGGCGACTTCTAGCGTGGTGCTGGTGGGGGCTGTCCAGGCGGGTTGACTCCCGTCTGATTTTTGGAAGGCGGTGGGCATTACCGCTACGGCCGTGCCTGCTGGGTCGAATGCCTCGACGTCCTGGGCGGCGGCGGTGCCCGCATCGCTGATTGTAGATAGGGGTTGTGTGCCGGTGTGGTTTTCGCGTTTAAGGGCTGATTTGGCGCTTCCAGCCGTCATGCGAAGCTCGATATGCGTATCCGGGTCATACGAAAGCGCTGTGCCTTCCAGTGCGCGCTCGACGGTCAGCACATCTCCACTTAGCGCCGTTACCTTCACGACCTCGTGATCGAACTCGCTGACGCCCTTGTCGGTAAACTCCCAGCGATAAAGCGTGGCTCGGTACCAGTTGCTGCCAGGATCAGGGAAGTTGTGGCCAGAGTGCAGCGGCAGACTTGTATCAGACGCGGTAACCGGTTCGGCAAGCTTTCCGCTCACGTTGTTGGCGTAAATCTCAGCCATTAGAAGTCTCTCACGATTATGTAAAATTCATCTTGGCGGACACGCCCTTCGCGGCTTCGCGTCGTCACCTCGACCTTATAGCGCTGCCCATCCTCGCCGCCGAGTAGCCAAATCTTGACCCGCTTATTGTCGTAATCACGGGTGATGGACTCGGCGGTTAGGCCTTCCGGCGAAATGACTACTTCGGGCGGCGTGCTTTCTGATAGCCCGTCCGACTCAGGAAGCCAGTCGCTGTAGTCAATGTCGTAGTCCCACTCGTCGGCGGGCTGCATTGTGAACGTGCCTAAAATAGCCATTAGAAGACCACCATTATTCGGTTTTCGGCTGGCGCCATCATGGCGCGCGCCTCGCGAGGCACGGCCATTTGGCGATCAAGAGGCGCCGGGTTCGTCAGGTTGATGCTGTGGCGGACATTCATTGCGGAGCCCAGTGCAGTCAAATCGACGGACAGCAAATAAATGCGGTAAGGCTTGGCGCGCGCCGTGCTATTCACATCGGCGTAGGCGGATGCGTGACGAATGCGCCACGGTGTGGCACTCAGCGTGGCATCACTCATCACCACGCTTTTTCTCGGTTCGACGATCAGTGACCAAATGGCTTGACCAGTTGTCTCAGCATCCAGCTGAGATGCGGCGGCAGCCGTTTTTGTTGGGTTCGCTTCTATCGCCGCGCTTACCGTCAGCGTTGACGATTCATAGTTAAACGCCCACCAAACTGCCGTTAGCTCAGCCGTTACCAGCGCTTCGTCAACAAGCGCGCCCCGCCCTGGGAGTGCTGACGCTTCAAAGGTTGCGCCTATCTGGCCGTCAGCCACGCTGCCAGCCAGCCGGTCGCCGTTGATCGTCAGGCTCGCGCCTGTCTCAAGGGCTGACCAGCCAGGCTGTTCGCCGTTTATGTGAGGCTCGGCAAACAGGCTGATAGTGACGTCGAGTGCAGCAACGCCACCTGCCAAAGTTTGGCCATCAACAGTCGCAAGCACCGTTGCTTGTAGCGCACTTTCGCCCGGCTGCGCACGGGTTGCATTCGCTGCTACATTTGTCTCGCCGTCTATCTGGGAAACGCCTGGGCGCATAGCGGTCGGCGCGACAGCGTCAAATTCCGCCGTGGCCAAAAGGCTGGAAAAGAATGCGTAGCGGATCGACGCCACGCTGAGCGACGCATCGCCGTCTAGCGACGCCAGCCCGGCGCGAATAACCAGGTGCTCTGGCTCAAGGCATGTCGCGGCCAGCATGCCGGCAGTCGCCAGGTCCCAAGGCCTAGATACATCAAAAATAGCCTCGGGATATACCCGCGACTCGCCAGCGCGCTCGGCTACCGCGCGCGGCTCTGAGATAACCGACGCGACGGGCGCGTCAGCGTTGCCATACTGCGTGCGTAACGGCTCCGCGCTTCCGGCCGACGACACCGCCAGCACGGCGGACGCCAGCAGTACGCGCACGCCACCGCCGCCAGCGTTGTACGCCGACCCATTAAACCGGGAGCCGTTAAACATGGCTTAGCCCCTTTAGTCGAGACGCAGAATAAGCGCGCCGGCGGCAAATGAGATAACGTCACCGACTTCAAGCGTCTTCGGGGTGGTCAGCGCTTCGTGGTAGAGCAGGTTGCCCGCGCTGTCGGAATCGTAGATGCCGATATGGGTGATCGTGATGGTGTGGGCAGAATCATCATCCTGTACCGCATCAAAGGTAATGCTGGATGAGTTATCAGTGCGCGTCCGTCCTTCGCCGTCAACGCTCGGGCTCGACCAGTTGCCGGTTTGCTTCCGGCTGTACCACGTTTCACCAACTTCGTTGGCCGTGGTGTTTTCGTCCGTCGGGTCTGAGGTGAAAAGGGCAAGATACAGATCCGCCACCGCCGGGGCGGTGAAGTTGTCACCCCGTAGCGTGGCATTGATCATGCGCTGTTCCAGATAGTTCGACATTGCTCCCATGGGAGTTACCTCTCGGCAAGTGGGGAGTGGGTTTAGATAAAGCGCCGCATGTTGACGCGCGCGCCACCTCGGGCGTAGCCGAGTCGGGATTGCTGCTTGGCGTCGGTAATGCCCGCCAAGAAGCGTCGTTCGTAGTAGGTGGCCAGTTCAGGGTCTCGCCACACTTGGGGCATAAGCAGCAGCCGCCAGCGAGCGCCATCGCCGATGGGCTCTCCCCAGCGTGACAACACCTCGTTGGGCGGCATGTCGCCACGCTTTGGCCGGCAGGCGAGCCTACCGCTGATCACGTTTTCACTAGGGGTTCGATGAAACACGATCTCGGTCGGTGACACCTGCTCAAATCGCTCGCCCTGGGTGACGGTCTGCCCATCCATGGTGAGCGACACAATGCGTAATGCCTCACCGGCAGGCGCTACCATCAGCGGGTAATCCGTAGCGGCTCCGTAAATAACGGGGCCTTCTTCGGTTACCCAGGCATCGGCTTCGGTGCAAAACTCTCTTGATGCCCTCGCCAGTGCCGACCGGATCGTTGCCCGCGGCGCGTCCGGCACGTCCAGTGCCACGTTGTCGATGAGATCATCCAGCATCTTGACCGCCTCCGTTTGGCGACATCGCGGTATCGCTCTGCGTCTTTATGCCAACACCTTCCATGGCGGACTTGTAGTGCATTTGCGCCCGGCCAAGGTTGGCTTGGGATTCGGCATCCTTGGAAAAGGCGCGATACAGCACCAGGTCAAGCAACGCCGGTGCGTATCGATCGCTGACGCTCAGCGGGCTTGCCATGTCGCCCACCGCATGCGGCGATGGCTGCTCTACGTAGACGGCCGATACCTGGGCGCCCTCTGGTGCCGGCGGATATACCCAGAAGTCGCGAGGGGTGCGCTCATCGAAAACAAAAAACTCGGTATCAAGGCTTGCTTTCTCCCCCGCCCAGTTTGGCAGCGTGGTGTCCAGCATGCGCCGGTCCGTGGCGCGAATAGCCCGGCCTTTCTCGTTAGCCAAAATGTCCATTAGGCGCAGCCCGTCGTCGGGTATTTGTTGTCGCGCGCCTGCCTGGAGGCTAATGTCGGCTGTTATGCTGTGGGCGTCAGGGCGCTGGGTGGCGACGATGATGTACGCCTCGTTCAGCCATCCCACCAACTCTTCCACCGTCCAGCGTATGCCGTCACCGCGCTCCTGCAGGATTCGCTTTGCGCGATCAATTACCGCGCCGACCGTCTGCGCCATGGCTTACACCTCTTTCATGTAGCGGCTTTTGGCCAGCGCCGCCGTCCATGGGAATTTGCGCCCGTTTTTGGTGTGCTGAAGCATTCGGCCTTTGTACGCCGCTTTCTTGGGCGCAGGTTCGTCGTCAGGCGCTGAGCTGCCGCCACCATCTCCACCCTGGCCACCTTCGCCTTCAGGATGGGTGACGCCCTGCTCGGCCAATTTCTCGGCGGTCTCAAGCATCTCGGCGCGGATGGTTTCAACGCCTTGGCGCTTGTTGATCTCAACGTTCAGCTGAGCCGCCAGCAGCTCCAGGTCATCCTTGGTCACCGCCTCTTCAATCTGCTCAATCAGTGATTTCGTCATTGCGTGTTACCTCACGGTAAGTGAAACGCCACCCTGCGGGGTGGCGGTATTGGGCGCTTAGGCTTCGCGCTCTGCGTACAGGTGGCCCATGGCGTTGGGGTCGATGACCTCATAGCCAAAGACGTTGAGGCCGCGCACCAGCTGACCGAAGTCCTGCGGGTTGGGCAGGTTCTCCATCTTGGTCATTTGGCTGGCGAAGGTCAGCGCCTTCTTGTGGCCAAAGATCACGTTGGTCGCTTGCCGCGTAGTGGTGTCGTCGGTGACCTTCGACATGTTGTTGCTGATGTACACGTCGAAACGGTCGAGCATGCCGACCTTGCCGTTCCGGAACACAGAGGTGTTATCACCCATCGCGCTCGCGTCACGCAGGTCAGACTTCTTGAGCATGCCGTTCATCCACGCGGGCAGCACGATCCAGCGCGCGTCGTCGGGCACGTTCTGCTCGTCAAGCACCGAGCCGCAATCCACGACCACATCGAGGATGTTGGTCTTGGAAATGGCCACCGGGTCACCGGCCTCGCCCATGTTGTAGCTGCCGGACTCACGGCCCGCTTCGGTGCCTGCGTTTTCGGCCGCCGCATCGGAGAACACGTCGCCAAGAATCACCTTGTCGATCTCGATCTTCATTTGCTGACCGGCGTCATCCGACCAGTTGTCCATCAACTTGATGTCCGCCTGGTACTCGTCGACGTCGTTCACTTCAAAGGCAAAGTATTTCGCCTTGTCGATCTGGAGCTCGACTTTGTCGCTGGTCGGCTTCTCGTAGTTGAGACCGCTGCCTAGCTCGTAGTCGCGGATGGTGATGGACGGCGTGGTGCGGATCATCACCGTGTCGCCCTGGCTTTTGATTTCCCCTTCATAATCCGTGTTGGAAATTTCAGCGAAACAGGTTCGCTGGTAGAGTTTTTCGACCATCTTTCCCGACCAGACCTGCGGGATAAACCCGGGGCTGGACGTGCTGGAGTAGTCGGGGTGACCGGAGTCACGAGTTGGACCTGCCATTGGAATACCCTCTTATCGCCTCACGGCGAGGAATCGGAACCGCCGGCCGGGTTAACGAACCCGGCCTTCACGTTGGGCGGCAAAAATGTCGGCTTCCAGGCGCTGCGCCTCATCCGCCGCATAGCGACCAGCGGTCTTGTCGCGGTAGAACTGTGAAATCTCGGCACCGGTCCACAACTTTCCGCCTTGAGACTGCGGCGTTTGCGTTGCTTTCGTGGTGCGAGGCTCCACCTGCTCATCGGGGACCTCTCGCTTTTGCGGTTTTGGCGCTGCCTGATTCAGATAGAGATTGAAAACGTCAGCCACCCCTTTGGCGTCCAGGGACTGCTGCGCGTCACTCAGCATTTGCTGGTACTGCTTGCCCGACTGAGGGTCGAACTGGCTAAGGAATTGCAGGAACGCGGCTTCGCTGTTGACCTGCCGGAACGTGGGCACCGCTTTTTCCAGGTTTGTCCAAAAGCGTGCTTCTGCGTCTTCGCGCTTTTCCGCTTCGAGACGGTCCAGCCGCTCTTGCAGCTCTTTGGTGTTGCCTGTTTCCGGTGCCGCCGTTTTCTGCTGGGTCATGCGCTCAATGAACGTCACCAGGTCTTCGCCGTACTCTTTCTTGAAGTGGGCGAGCTGCTCATCAGTAATGCCGCTGGCATCAGCGGTAGGCGCTTGTTGCTCAAGCTCCTTGATGCGACGTTCTTTTTCCTCGACCTGCTGCTTTAGCTGTTCGCTCTCTTGGCGCAGCGCTGGAACTTCCCGGTTGTACTTGCCCTGCAATACCTGAAAGCGGTGCTGCCAATAGAGCACGTCCTGGCCTTCGGTCTTGGGCTCGTCCTTTGGTGGCTCAGCGGGTTGCGTCGTGTCGGGTTTGGCCGCATCAGCCTGCGTTGTGTCGTCTTGCGGGTTTTGTTCGCCGCCAGGAGCCGGGGTTGGATCTGCTTCAACCTCGGGGTTCTCTGGCGTGCGATCAAAGTGCTTGGCGGCAGCGTCAGCTTGTGCCTGAACGGACTGGGGTAATGACATTTCAACTCCTATGACGCCTCACGGCGTTTCTGTGAGCCGGCAGATGCCGGGGTTCACGATCCGGGTAACGGGTTCGACCTGCAGTGCCGAGCGTTGCCCACAAAAAAACCGCCTCACAGGAAGCGGCTTGTTTGTGAGGCCGGGCACTGCCCGGCTATTTGAAGCGCGTATCAACGACCTCGCGCGCGGTTTCAAGCTTTTCAATGAGGTCTGCCAGTCTTGCTGCATCGCCCTGGGTGCGCGCGATCTCGTCAGAATCGCGGCATTGCTCCAGCTTGTTGCGACAGTCCTCGCGCTGGGACTTGAGCATTGCCAGCAGGCATTGGCCGTCCTGACTGTTGTGGATTCGCGACAGGGCTTTCCATTGTTGCTCGTTCATTCTGCTTTCCCTGGGTTTCGGCAATCAGTTTGGCGATCTCGGCAAGAAGGTGCTGCGCATCGAGCGGTGCTTTCTGCTGGGCGATTTGGGTTTCGGCCTGGGTTTCAGACGCATCGGCGCCGTACTTCTGCGCTTGGGCGTTCTTGACCGCGACCTCTGCCTGCGCCTTGGCCTGCTCGCGCTCCTGCTCGGCGGCCTGCTGCTGCTGTTCCGCCTGCTGCCGCTGCGCCAGGTTCTGTTCCATTTGCTCTTGCGTGGGGATCAGGCCCGGCATATCCAGCTTCTCGGCCACGCTATCCAGCAGCTTGCGGCGGCCTTCCATGCCCAAGATGCCCATGTCCGTCTCGTTCTGCGTCATCTGCAGGAACTGCTGGCGTAGCATGCTGGTCTGCTCGCGCATCAGCATCGCCGAGCTGCCGCGCGCCACGACGTTGACGTCACCCTTGATGCTGGGGTCGTCGCTGTACTGCATGTTGTAGAGCCATAGGGCCTCAATGACGCGACGCATCACACCGCGGTCAATGTGGCGAATGGCGTCTTTAATGCCCTTGTTAGCTGACTCCATGAGCATCGACAGCCCGCTAGCTGTGTCGCCCGCACCGCCCACGCGCTCATTGCCATAGGTGTAGCGGGGGATATTCGTTGCATCGTCGGCGCGCTTTTCAAACTGATCGTAAACACTCAGCAGCTCGGCGGCATTACTGCTTGGCTGGAAAAAGCGAACCGCCGCATTGTTGCCGGTAACGTTGCCGTCTTTGGTGCGCCAGATTTTCCAGGGGTAGATGTTGGTCGGGTCCTCGTTGGGCTGAAGTCGCTCTTCGTAGACCTCGACTTGCGGGCCTGACGAAATAGCGAGATTGTTCACCAGGCTGCGTGCCGTGGCGTTACACACGTCCTGAATGTCGGCCATCAGCTCCGGGATGGCTTGGCCCCAGAAACTACCCGGCACCGGTTGATAGCTCGCCTTGTGATACGGCCGACGCTCCAGCGGATCGCGGTTAATCCGCACTCGGATAACGTGCTGGCCAATCAGAATGGCTTCAATCTCGTATTCAGCTAGCGGGTCTTCAATATCGTCAGGGCTCACACCCCATTGCAGCAGCGTGACGCCTTGGGCGCCGCCGGAGTAGATCAGTCCATCAATGGTTTCACCGTGGGTAAGCCATTCATGGCCGCGCCCTTCTAGCTCGGCACGCTCTCCATCTGTCCATAGCCAATCGCGCAAGCCGCCTTGCCCATACTGCTCAAGCACCCGACGAATAGATTCTTCGTTGAACGATGGCACGCCAATCAGCTGGTTAAGCTGCATACGGGTAAAGCGCGCCCGCTCAATGATAAAAGCGCCGTCATCAATGTTGGTGGCGTCTGGACTGGGGTACATATCAAACGGCGATACGCGCTCAAACTCAGGGCGTACCGTAGTAGTCTTGACCGGCTGCCATCCTTCTAGCCACTCCAGCGTGGGCACACGACGAAGAATAGGGGCGCGAACGAAGGACGTCGGGTAGGTAACGAAATCATCAACAAACTGCTCGAACGCATCGTTCCAGCCGCCTTCCGACAGCTGATCGGCTATCACCACTTCATGACGCTCAGCGGCTTCTTCGGCCTTCTCTTGCGCCAATTGCCGCACTTGCTCGCGGGCTTGCTCTACCAAGGCAGCCATATCAACCGGCTGGCCTTGCTGTCGTGCCTGCATCGCCTGCTGCTGGAGTTGTTGAAGCACTGGCATGATGTATTCATCGGGCACGTCGGCAACAGGTGTAGGACGCAGGCCCCAAGGGCGCTCATTGGCGGGCATCATGATGTCGCGGATCCATGAGCCCGCGGCGCGGCACTTGGTGGCCGTCAGCATCATGTAAATCTCGGCACCGCCTTCCTTGCGAATCGCCGATAGCTTGTCGGGGGAATACTCGCCCTTACGGCGACGTAGGCAATCAAGCAGCCGGTATTCGACCTCCTGCTTGGCGGTTTTGGCAGACTCCCATGAACGGCGAATATGCGCGCCCAGCGACGACTCTACCAACTGGCGACGACGCTCTTCCTCTGCCGCCATTTGCTGGGCTTCCGCTGCCTGCTCAACGTGCATTTCTGAGGCGGACTTGTATTGCAGCAGTCCCAAATTAGCCATTAGCGGCACCTTGCGTCAGTGCGCGATAGATGGCGGCGTCAGCAGCACGCTTGTGGGTGCGCATCCGCTGAATGTTGCGGCGCATCGGGCCAAGCTGGGTAAACAGATCAGTAACGTAACCCTTAGGATCCTGTAAGAACTCCAGCAGCTTAATGGTGAAGGTCACGCCCATGCCGCCTTCCACATCAAACTGCAGTCGCATGCCTGGCTCGGGCGTCGATACCTTCTCCTCGATGATGATCATGTCGATCTGAACGTTGCCAACATCAGGGCGAATCTTTTTAGACGGAATGGGGATCTGGTGTTTCATCAGCTCTTGCGCAATACCCATCGCCGAATCGCGGGCGAGCTTTTCAATATCGCGGCTCTGCAAGCCAGCCAGGCGTAGCACTGCCGTGTTTGCCCTCTGCTGTTGCGCGCTATCCGGTGCGGAATGAATCATGACCGTCTGCCTCCCGGCGATGGTTAAGTGTGAGCTGCCCAGCTACCGCGCTTGCCAGTGGATGGCGTGCCGGGTAGCTGAGCCCTAGCAAATAGTGATGAGCGAGCGAGGGTTTCCAGCGCCTTGGCACCGTGTGATGCCCAATCGTGTCGAGGCGTCGGCTTGTAAACGCCGCGCTTGTCGTCCCATTCCTTCCGGTAGTTGTCGAGGCAAAGCACGCCCTGGTGGCAATCCTCTTCATTGATCCAGCACATCGGCAGGAACTGGCGCGTGGCCTGAACGCCTTCGGCGTGGTTACTAATGCGCGGCACCGTTTCAAAGTTGATACCAAAGCCCTTAGCGACGTCTGAACGGCTCTTACCGGTACCCAGCTCACGAACGGCAAGATCGTGCGGGCCAAAGTGGCCGCCGTAGCGGTATCCCTTCTTATTGAGCAGGTCGGCGTAGTACTCGATGCCTTCGCCCTCGCCTTCCAGATAGTCCACCAGATGCACTTCACGCCCAACGACCTGAGCAAACCAAATCGCCATGGTGTCGTTCATGCCCAAATCCCAGCCGGTATAGACCGGCAGACTAGGATTGACCTGCACCTGGCTGGTAAGCCGCTTGTGCTTACGCAGGAACTGCATCTGAGTAGCGAAGTATGCACCCTCGACCGACTGACTGAACGCCTCTTCCGGTGTGCTGGGGTACTCGCGTTGCATGTCATCCTGCAGCCTCTCGGCTTTCTTGGCGTACCACGCCTGCTGACCCGCCGTGGTTTTGATGCTGTGCTTGTGCTCAAGCTGCTCGAAATACTCACGTAGCCGTTGCGGCACCACCACGCCCTTGGGTGACATGGTGTAGGTCGGCTCTTGCCACCAGGGGAAGAAGTGAAACTGAAAATCCATCTCCGTCAGCGTGCGGCCCATCTCTTTAAGCTGCTGCGCTGTCTGCGAATAGTCAAAGAAGTAGCCTTCACGCCCTTCGGCGGTACTTTCAAGCGTTATCTGATTGCCGATACCCACCGCTTCAAAGGCGCCGGTAACGATCTCTTTGGCCTTGTGCGGGAACTGGCGGCATATCTTGCCGAACTCAGACACATGCAAGCGTTGCAGCGTACCGCCACGGTAAGAGGTGGAGACCTTGATCGAACTGCCGTTGTCAAAAACGTAAGCACCAGAGCCTGATTTATCACTGACAGGCCGGGGGATCTTGGTGCCCATCATCTTCAGCAGTTCGTGCCAGGCGTCGTCGATGTTCTCGTAGGCGAAGGTGATCTTGTTTCTGAATATGTCCTGCGCGTCTTCCAGCTTGTGACAGATGCAGCCCGCGGCAAAGTTGTCCTTGAACAGACAATCGTCCAGGGCGTCGACCATCTCAAACGTGGTGAAGCCCAGCTGTCGGGCTTTCAGAATCAAATCCAGGCAGTGGCCGTTCAGGTAGCGCTCACGCTGTGCGTCGTTAGGCGTAAACCGGACTTTCTTTCCAGACTTATCCTTGATCTTGTACAGCGAATTAAGGCGAAACCACTTGAGGCTGAGCGCTGCCTTTAGGTCGGCTTTGTCGGTCAGCCTGCCCTTGGCATGCGCGCGCAAATAGGCCTCGGCGCGCTTGACCTGGCGCGCCCGATCACTCGGCCCCAATATCATCGGGCGCGACCTCTGCCATCAGCTCTTCAAATGTCTTGATGCCGTCGTCTTTGTCATTGGCATCCAGTCCGTAGTTCTGGCGCTCAAGCTTGATCATGCGGTCCAGCGCCTGCGTGCCATGACCCATGCACTTGCCGACGTATTCCAGCGGGATGTCGATCTCAGCCACAGTGCCGTTGGCCATCTCGACATTGATCTTGCCTTCCGCCAGCTGGCTCTCCAGACGCTCGGCAAATTGCTCGGCAATGTTCCGCCACCGCTCCAGCGACTTGCGGTGCCCCTTGACAACGGCAGCATTCTCATTCGCCGCGTACTCAACAATCTGGTCATCGTCATTATCAAACGCGGCCTGGGCTTCCGGGGACAGCGATGCCTTGGTGATCTTCTGCTGCGTGCGCTCACGCACGCGGTCGGTTAGATCCTGTTCCCAGTTATGCTTTTTGGCTCGGCGCGAAATGTTGGAGCGGTGAACGCCGTGGCGCTTCTCAAGCTGAGTGAGCGAGAAACGACCGGTGCGATATTCCCGCTCGATCAGCTCCCAGTCGTTTCGTTTAGCCATATAAAAAACGCCGCCATCGCTGGCAGCGCCTCCATGAATAAGGGCCGGGCGTCTCACGACGTGCCGGCGGTTGGTGGCAGTGCCTCACGGCATGGCCAAAGGCGACGCTTCACAGCGTGGCCGCATCGCTTCACAGCGAGAATTAGCCCCAGTCTTGGGACATAAGCGCGTCGTACGCCTCTTTAGTCATCGTGACAGAAGCGGTTTCGTCTTTACCGATGGCAACATCAAACGCCACGTGCTCGCCTGATCGTTGAGTCTTCCAGGGCGCGGGCGCTGGTGTTAGCTGCTGCACAGTCTCTTTCAGTTTTTGGGTAGTGCTCATATCAGCCTCCTGTCCAATGCCGCCTATTCTTCATCCTGAACGCGTTGGTGCATCCAGTAAGCTGACTGGTGCAATGTGGCGATGATCATTCCCCAGCAAAGCCCGACATCCTCAGCTGCTTCGATAGCAGCTAGAACGTCGCGCTCGAACTGGTGTGCTGCTTCCTCGCTTGCTGGCGTGAGGCTTCTTGCGCCGCGAAACTTGGTAACCGAGCCCATTATCGCCTCCAGTGCCAATATCCAGATAAGAGAGTCACTGCGATTATCCAGCGCAGCCTAAGCCACGCTTCAAGTCGTCTACTCACATAACGAATCAAGCATCGCGCCTTGCTCATCGGAAAACGCCCATACGCCATTGATGTAACGCTCCAGTTGGCGGTAACGCTCATCGCCTAACGCATCCCATAGCTCACCCTGGTCGATCTCGGGCGGTACCGGTTGAGGTGGTGGCGTGCATTCTGGTGTGACGTTGATGTATTCGGTAGTCTCACAACCGCTAACGGCGAAGATTGCCGCTAGGACGCTGCCCTTTAGGACGCTGATCGGCTTCACGCTGCACCTCACTGGACTGTTCGCGGGATTGAGCGCGGGCTTTATCGATGCTGCGCTCAGCTTCGAGTACCGCATTCTTGCTCTTGGCTTCTGCCTTGGCACGGCCTGCGGCCTCTTTTGCTCGGTCACGCTGGCCGCCAACGAACAGCAGGGCAGCGCCGAGCAGGCCGATGACCATGACCAACGCGCCTGTGAACTTCGCCCATAGACTACTCATCGATATTCGCCTGTTTGATGACGCGAGCCACGGCTGCCGCGACAGCGATACCCGATGACAATGCGGCAAACGCACCATCGGGGATGATGTCTGACCAGAGGGGCAACGTGGTTTCGGCAGCGGCCAGTGCAGCAGCAAGCGCTGCTAGCCGAATGCTCCACATTTTTGACGCTTGGCGAGAGTTCGGTATCAGCTTCATTTCTTCGCACCCCGCACGCGGTCAGCGGCTGCCATCAATATAATGTCGATGCTGCGTGGGCCTACCCAACCGCATATCACCGCGACACCCGTTGACGGCCAGCCATCCAGTTCCAACCAGACATTCAGACCAGCAGCAATCACGCACATGACGACCAGCGCGGGTACGTCAAGCAGCAGCCGCTTGGTTAAAAACTTATCGCGTTCGCCGGTTTTGATCTCTGATGCGACTTTAGCAATGAAGCCCATTAGTACTGCTCCCGCTAGCGTAGCCGCCAGCAGCGCTTCTTGAATCCAGCTTGAATTTCGCCATGGCATTACGCGCCCCCTGTCTTAATCTCGTTGTAGAGCGTCACCGCCTTTCGCTCGCCGTCGTCGCTCTCGACCTCTTGGCGCAGATGCACGACGCGTTTAAACCAGCCGTAAGCAAAATCCTCTTGGCGCTCGTCTCGCTCAGCGAGTCCCCGGCAGAACGCGATGCGCATGCCATTGATCGACTCGGCCAACACATGCACGCCAGCGCCGCCGCGATGCTTTCGGTAGGCGTCGAGTGCGTTGAGTGTGGATGGGCCGACGGCACCGTCTTCTTTGATGTCAGCAAACAGCTTGCCGCGATTGTTCAGCACGTTGAGCGCGCGCTGTAATTCCTTTGCGGCGCGTCCTGGTCCAGAGTGAACGCCAAAATCAAACAGGTATTCCGCCATGGCTTCGCTGATCGGCGCGATGCGGTCGAGCCGAATGCTGGTCCAGTAGCGGGCCTCGTAGATGCGGACGGCCAACGACTTGGGCAGTTCACGCATATCGCCGTTGTAGCCATTCTCACGGGCGACAGCGCGGGTAATGCCGTAATTGGTGGGGCCGCCACGGTCTGAGGGGTGCGAAATGTAACCACCTTCCCTGTCAATTACCGCGCTCACCAAGCGTTGTTTAAGTGAAGGCTTCATGTATAATCACTCCAAACACCCCAAACACACAAATGAGGCGCTTGTGAGCGAAGAAATCTGGAAATCAATTGAGGGCTACGAGGGCCGCTACGAAGTCTCAAGCCTTGGCAGAGCCAGAAGCTTAGACAGGGAGACCTTTTACAAAGACGGACGGAAAGGCCGAGTAAAAGGCAGGATACTTAAAGGGGCGTACAGCAAAGCCCATGGGTATGTTGTTATTGGTCTCGACAGCAAAGACAAGCGCGTTCTTCACAGGATAATTGCAGAAGCCTTCTTACCTCCCACTGAATACAAAGAGACCGTTAACCACATAAATGGCGACAAGCTTGATAACAGGGCCTCTAATCTGGAGTGGGCAAGTTATAAGCGAAATAATGACCATGCCCGCGACACCTCGCTAAATTCCCAGCATGGAATTAATTGCAATCTAAGTAAGTTCAGTGAGCACACCATTAAAGCTGTTAAAAACGTGGCTGCCCGCTTTGGACTAAACAGCACAGAAATAGCAGAGCTGTTTGATATGTCAGAAACTCACGCAAGGTTCATTTTGCAAGGTAAGACCCGCAAGAGAGGTTAGGCTCCGGCGCCTCACGGCGGGGGAAATTGGTAGCGGGCAGTGGAGTCGAACCACTTACCTCCGGGTTATGAGCCCGGCGACTTGCCGTCTGTCTCGCCCGCTATAGACACGAAAGCCCCGCCAGATACTGGCAGGGCCTCAAATGAAAACGCCCCGGCTCAAAGCCAGGGCGCAAAATGGGATAGTGGGGATATTATGGCTCAGCGGTGCCCACTGTGCAAGTTATGGGCTCTTTATGATCTGTTCTAACGCTACCTGCATCGTGTACGACATATCGCGCTCAATGCGAACCAGCTGACGAAGCGTGCGAGGTGTCACGCCAAGCCGTTCGGCAAGCTCTTTTTGTGAGCCTGCCACGGCAATGGCTTGTTCGATAAGATCCGGCGCGCTGGCCGGGTCGTGGTGGGTGAGGGCGTCGATCATTTAGATAATCTCGAATTCAGCTTCAGCGATGTATTTTTCCCAATCAATTTCTCCTAGGTCTTCCACATCGGATTCTTCGTCGGGAACCATAACCAGCATTTCGAGTTTCGCCTCAATTCCATCACTATCAAAATATACGGATGCTGAAAACTCTGTATGTCCGTTACCTGTAACACGATTTGTAAAATCAAGCTCAGCTGCTTCTACTTGAGAGACTAACTCAGCGCTTGTTTCTTTGATTGCCTGTTCGCGTGAAATTTTCATGGTATTTACTCCGTTGCGTTTGGTGTTTGTTTCTTCGATCACCAAACTTTAGGGGAAATTATTTCCCCTTGCAAGGATTATTTTTATTATCCATTTGTCTAAGCCGCTTTAGTTATCAACGCCGCCACCGGTGCCAGCGCTTCGCACTCCCATCTATCCAGCACATCGAGTAGTCGTTCCCACACGCCGCCCCAACATGCACGCCCGCTGCGTGTCCAGCGACCAACGTCCACCTCTTCCCCATGCTCCTGCTCAATCCATGCCGCAATCCTGCGCGGATTATGCAGCCCTGGCCGATTGTACGGGTACGTGGTCTCAGCGTGGTGGTAGATAGCCGCCGACACGATCCATTGCAGCTGCCGCGCTGCCTCAGCTGGCGGGTAGTCGCTCTGCCCCTGCCCTGGTAATCGCATCTGCATGCCGACGTGCATCAACGCGGTGTGGATCCATTCGCGGTCATTTGCTAGTTCATCTCGCGTAAATGGGCCAAAGCAGTAACGGGCCAGCGCTGCTAGGTGTTGCGGCTGACGCTCAACGGCGCTGATGACCTGCCCTGCTTCCAGCCCGTTGCATATCCGCCAGTCGTTGTTGTTGCGTTGCGTGGTCTGCACCTGAGCGCCCATGCGGGCTATCTCCTGGGCATACGCCATGACGCTGCCGCGCTGTTCGTGATACGCCTGAAAAATCATGCTGCGTGCTGAGTCATATCGCATCACTATCCCCTACTGTTGCGCTACTGTTGCGTTTTCGTTGCGTTATGCCGCTTCTGTTGCGTTTTGTTGCGCTGCCGCGTTGCGCGTTCTTCTTCAACCACTTCATTCCAAACGCTTTTTACCCGCTCCGGTGTTGCGTGCGGAAACCGCTTTACCCACTGAGCGTGCACGGCTCTACGCTGAGCTTGTGGTACCTTGAGCATTTGCCGAGCGACGTACTTGATTTCGCACTCCCGCGCCCATTCGTGCCACTCTGGCGGGTAGCCGTTCTCGCCGCCCATTGGGCTTCCGTCTGGCCATGCGGTGGGGCGCTCGATCATCGCCACACCATGCGTACGCAATACAGACCGCTGTGGCCAGCTTCGCGGCATTCAGTCCATATTGAGACGCTAATAACCGCGATAAGCGCGAAGATGCTAGCCATCAGGGCTAAAGCCATTACTTTTTTTAGCGTTGCCTTCACGCGCTATCACCTCCCACGCCTTTTTGCTCCCACTCGACAATCTGGAATTGGTCGATGGTGTATTGGCCGCACCCTGGGCACGGAAATGAATAACGGGCGCGCTCTATCTGTATCTGATCCATTAGGCACCCACAGCCTGGGCAGCACCGCCGCTTTACGCGGGTATTCAGTACTCGCTCTTTTTCGCTCACGCTGCCACCTCGCTAACCGGAATGATCTCTACCCAAACGCCGGTATGCGCCTTGCGATCAATCAGGGCGGGCGTATTGGTCACGTTGCGCACGTACTCATCGGTGTCGTCATGCAGAAAACCTGCTTTCACCAAGGCGTCCTCGATCAGCTTTGCCGTCATGCTGTTATTGCTGGTGTCGCGTTTGCGAGCGCCTTTGCCGAGTTGCGGGGTAAATACCAGATCAACGCGGCCCGTTATCGGCGTGGGGATATCGACTTGCTGGATAGCAGCCTTAACCGCGATCACTGCATCGTCTTTAGCCTTTTTGCGCTTTGCCCAATGCAGCCCGGCATAGATCGCATTGGTGGATGGCCCCAGGTATGGCACGAATAAGAACATCAGTGGCTCCAATTGCGCTTGATATGCTTAATTAACGGCCAGACAGCGACCAGCGGCCACGCGACGGCGATAAAAAACCAGTCACGAAAAAGCCAGCGAAACGGCTTGCGGATGTATATACCCAGGCATGGCCGGTACATATCGTGACCATCGTCGTGATAGAAATAGAGCACCGTTAGTGCGCCAAAAATCCAAACTGCGATTGCTGGGCCCATGGTCAATCGCCCTCCGCTTCGTGGTGACGGCCTGCGATCAGCTCATCAGCCACTACCCCAGTAGCGGCATCCCATTCATCTAGGATCATTTGCATGTACACCTCGCCCGGCTTTTCGCCCGGCTTTTCGCCCGCCTTTATTTCCCCGCCCATGCGCTCCATGCGGCTAGCGGCGCGTGCCATGCGCTGGCCGGCCTTGCTGCTAATCGTGATCACAGTGATACCTCGATGCCGTATTGTTTGTTGACTCGGGCTATCTCGCGGTCTAGTGCAAGAGCCGCCCTGCCAATCAAATGCCCTTGCTCCTCTGGCGATAGATGCGTCTGCTCATTGGCTACATGCACGCGCTCAATCGCCACTCGTATCGGGTCGTTATCAGGCACGCCAGCACGGAATAACTGAACTGAGAGGTTCATGCGGCCTCCTTGCTTTCAATAAACGCCAGTGCTTTGCGTAACTGATCGGCGGTGTCGCCGGTGAATTGCTTCAGGCCTGCATGCAGCGTGCGCCTCAGCCATATCGGCTGGTATCCATGGGTATCTGGCTTTTGGTGCATCCATGCGTGATGCTCGCGGCACAACGGCATAGCGAATGAGTCGGGCGCGGTTAACCCCATCCCTGATAGTCCCCAACCGAGGCCGATGACGTGATGCGCATCGCATGGCTTCTCCATACACATGCAGCACGGCAGCGAGCGCACGAACGCCAGGTATTGCTCGCTACGCCAGCGCTTGTCGGTGCTCTGCTTGCGCGTGGCTTTTCGCTTTATAGGCTTGCGGGCCATGGGCGTCTTCGTCTTGAGCGGCGACTTTCGCGCCAGTGGGGTGCGCTTCATGCTGCCGCCTCCTTGTAACTCTCGTAGACTGCGAGCGCGGGCTCACTCCAGTTGACGCCCAGCTCGACGCCAGTGGCGTACAGGAACTCGATGAACGCCGCTGCCTCAGCCTTGCGGAACTTAGTCGTGCTGGGGCGGACGTATACCGCTTGCTTGCTTTTCCAGTCCCAGACTTTCTCGCCTGGCTTTGCCAATGGCTCGCCCTGCTCTTCCATTTCAAGCGCGAACTGATTGACTAGGACGGCTTTAACACCATCCGCCGAATAGCCCCTGAAGCACTGGTAGTGAATGTCGGCGATCATGGCGTGGAACTTGGCGTTTTGACTCAACTCCCGGGCGGCATAGCGAACTTCTATTTCTACCGCTCCCTGCTGCACGCCTTTCGCCACCGCTGCATTGGCTCGAGCCATGGCGTATTCTCGCTGCTGCTCACTCGCAATCGGGATAACTAGGCCTTTACCCATGCTGACCTCCCGCGTCTTTCAGCACGCGCTGCACGCCGCCCTTACTGCATCCCATCACCGCAGCAACGGCCTCGAGTGATAGCCCTTCGCCGCGCAGCTCGACAATGCGGCCGGCATCCAGCTTGGTGTGCTCACGTTTCACGCCCAGGCGGTGCGCCATGCTGTAGATATGGCGATGGTCGCGCTCGAGCTTTTCGGCGATCTGGTGGATATCCCATTCAGGATCTGGGTACGTCTCGGCGACGAACTGCATTTCCCAGGGCTCCCAAGGGGTGTGTGATGGATTCATCGCCCGCTATCCCCCTTGCTCGCCCAATAGAACAGCACCGCTTGCGCAACGAGCGTAACGACGATGCCGATACCGATGCCTGCGAAAAGCTGCCACGTCATGCCGCACCTCGCTTGCGGTCTTCCGCCTGCTTGATAAGCTCCTGGCGCCGCGCATCCTCTTTGCGGCGGCGCTCTGCCTCGGCTTCTGCTTTCGCGTCGGTGTCGTCGTCCAGTAGCGAACGGAGGTGCTGGATATTCGCCTGGACGCGGGCCTTTTCCTCCGGTGGGGTTTCTGCATCAGGCTCTTTGAAGCCATGCGGCGACGGCAGCAAATGCTCTACCTGGGGGGCTTCCATTCGGCCTTTCTTGATGGCTTCGCTGATGGCATCCTGGCGACGCTCAGGGCTGTAGCCGAGTGATACCTGCCACTTGGGCGTGCGGCCTTCCGCTTTTGCCTTGGAAACCTCGCGCTCATAGGCGCCTATAAACGCCATCCTGGCGCCTACCTTGTCGCCAATATCCAGCACCGGTCGGGCAGCTCCCATGGCGGTTGCCACTTCCTCTGTCCAGACGATGGTATCCATGTCGTCTTCGCCACTAAGCGCAAGCGCCCATGCTTCGTTTGGCGACAGGAAAGCATCAGCGCTTGGAATGCGCTCAAGAATCGCCGCCAGGGTGAGGCGACCGGATATCTCCGAACGGCAGCGCGCCAAGGCCTGCTCGACTTCCCCACGCTCGTACTGGCGTAGATCACGGATCATCAACGAGGCGGCGGCTGGCTTGATCTCGCTGCCCAGCACTTCGGCGGTGGCGTAAAGCTGTTCGAGTAGTTCTTCAGCATCGATCTTGGTCAACATCAGTCGTCTCCCCAGCCGGAGGCCAGCAGGCGCTTGGCTTCGTCAACGTTGCTCAGGTTGGATTGCGTCGAATCCATCTGGCGGGCGCGGGTTTGGGTCATCTGGCTGCCGGTCTGCATCTGCGTGGCAATGGTTTCGCAGTCCTGAAGCATCAGGCCAACCGGGTGCCCCTTGGTGACGTAATACTGGTTATTCATGCGCAGGTAGTACGCCGCTACAGCGGGAGCAAGCTCCTTGCCAACCCGGTCAACAAGCTGCGATAGCTGCGCTGCGATGCGGGCGTTCCAGACAGGCCACACGCTGTAGCGCTGGCGGTAAGTCACTGCATAGTTGGCCCAGGGTTTGAACGTGCGGGCCTTTTGGTTTTTCGGCCCAGGCATGTCGGCAGGAATGGCAACGCGAGGTTGATCGTCATCGCTATCGTCAAGCTCCCCGCTGATCGGCTGCGCAGCGGGCGAAGCCCCTGCCGCAACCTGATTACTGGTTTCCTGACTGGTACCCTGATTACTGGTACCCTGATTTGTCGGAGAATTTTCCGACCCTGGCTCGGATATTTTTCCGACCCTGCTCGGATATTTTTCCGACCCTGCTCGGATTTGATTCCGACCCTCTTCGGGCTTGCTCGGATATTTTTCCGACCCATCTACTTTCTTGTTCCACGACTTGCCTTTGTCGGTCAGCCTGACCAGCGTGATTGCCGTCGTGCTGGATAACTCGATGACGCCCTTGTCAGCCAGCATCTTTAGCTGCCGATAGGCGGTATCCGGCTTGTCGGTCAGAATGGGCAGTTCGTCTACAATCTTCTGCTTCGAAAGGGCGTAGAAAACACCCTTGTCAGTGGTCAAAGGCTTGGCCCAGGACGGCACTTCATAGACGAAAGCAAACAGCATGGAAAGGGCGGCATTGAGCCCCCATTCGTGCGCTTTAGCTTGATTGACAGTGACGGTAAATTGCATGGCTAACCCTCCAACGTCGAGGCGATCATGCCGATGCTTTTCATCAGCTCGATGTTGTCCTGGACGCGCTTTTGAAGCGCCTCGCTACCGCCGTCATGCTCCTCAAAAAACTGCCGCTCGAAGTCGGCCATATCCATGTCACGGCTATCGAGGTGGCGCTGGATGATTTCCAGCTTCTCAAGGATCATGTCGGCAAAGGCGGTGCTGGTTTTCTTGGCGGGTTTGGGCTTGCGGGCGGATACCTGCTCGCCTGACTTGGCGCGCTCGATCAGCGGGGCACGCTCCTCTTTTGGCATGGACTTGAGGGCATCCAGCTCCACGCCTTTATCGAGCGAGGTGCCGGTAATGGCGTCGAGGTCATCGCCCAGGGCATCGGCGCGGGAAACGTGGCGGTTGATGTCTTGCTTGCTCTGGCCGGTGCGCTCGGCAGTGTCGGCAGCAAATTGCTTACTTTGGGGGGGCGGTTTTTTATAGCCAGTTTCAGGTGGAACAAGTTGTTCCACCTGATTTTCGACCTGTTCTGCCCTGTTACCAGGATGCCGCTGCTCCCATAGCGCCTTCCTACGCTTGATGGCGGCGGCACGCTGTGAGGCGGTCAGCTCGGCACGAATCAGGTTCTCGTCGATCTCGCGCATCTCTTCGTCCCAGCGGTCCTCACCTGGCAAGACGAATGCTTCGATTTCTTCCCAGCCCAGGGCGCGGGCGGCGGCAACGCGGTGATTGCCAGCCACGACCATATACCCATCGACGTAGATGCCCCCGTCATAGACGGGAGCCTTGCGAACGGTGATAGGCTGGATCAGCCCCAGCTCCTCAAGGGAGCGGGACAAAGCGTTGACCGTATCGGGGATGGTGGGGCGGCTCTCGGAGAGGTTGACTCTCCGTAGCGGCACGGATGCAACTTCTCTCACTTGGCACCTCCTTTGCGCATCGGGGTGCCCTGGATGACAATGTCGCTCCCCTCGATGCACTTGATGATCTTTAGGTCGCGCCCTTCAAAAAACGCATTCCAAGCAACCGCTGGTTGCTGCACTGATTGACGTGTAGAGCCATGTGCGATGCTACGGGTAAGCAAGTCGGTCAAAAGGCGAGAGCGCGGGTCGTGCTTGCGAAGGCCATCGTTTTCGGCCATGCCTTTCCAGAAGCGCAGCGCCTTTTCACGGGAGTGCTTGAGCGTGTAAAGGGCGACGGCCATCGTTCCCGCTCGGCGCAGTTTTGCGCGCAGGGGGGCGTCAGCAATCGCCAATACTTCATCGAACTCACGAGCCTCGCGCTCCCAATAAGCGGCCTTTTCGCTTCGAAAATCGAACTGGCGTAATGGCTCCTTTCCGCTACCGCGCAGCTCTGGTTCCATGCGGTTTTCAATAATGGCGACCGCTTTAAGCAGCACCTCAGCCGTCTTAAACTTGATCCCGATGATTTCGGCCAGGCCGGATGCCGATAGCAATTCTGACTCTGTACGGCTTGAGTCCTTCATGTCACAAAGGGCGTACAGACGCTTGAGGTGTTCGTCATCGCGCGCATTTACCAGCTTGATACCGGTTGGCACGGGCGCGTCATGGGTGTAAATCGCATACAAGCGATGCTGCCCGTCAATCAGCACCATGGCGCCATTAGGCAGAACGGCGATAAGGATGGTGGACATTTGCGCGTCCCACGTGCCGGACCGAATGGCGTTGAGCCTTGCTTCAAAGCGCGCCTTCTTGACCTTCCGCTGACCTTCAAAATTAAGCTCGTCAAGGATGCGCCAGGCGATACCCGGCGCTAATGTCACAATCCCGTTATCTGAGCGAGCAATCATTGAGTAAACGATCTTCGTGAGATCGCTTTCGCCGCTTTGCTTGTCGAAAAGGTCTTTGCTGTTTACAATGGTCATTAGGTTTTCCTTGTTGCAGTGATGTTTAAAGCCCGGTTCTCGCTCCCCAGCGCGCCGGGCTTTTTCGTTACTTGACTGCCTTCAAGGCAGCCCCCGTTTTGTGCATCGCCTCGATGCGGCTCATTACCGTGTTGCCAAATACGGCCAGCTCATGCCGCTGTCGCTTGATCTCCTCCATTTCGCTTGCGTCAATCTCGCCATCGCGCTGCGCTTCTCGCACCACGGCCATGAATCGGGCGGCTTGCTCTTGCTGATCGAGCAGCAATTCTCGAATCTCGCCCTGGAACTCGCTGGCACCAGACGGCAGCGGGGTGGCCACCATGTCCAGGTCTTCCATTGCGCGATCAATGCAGCGTGTATCTTTCAGCGTGCGGTTGATGCGGAAGAAGTCGGCCAGGGTCAGGCTGACGCCACTGTCGGGGTCGAGCTTCTTGTAAAGCCGCGACTCGGACATATCGAGCTGGTACGCCAGCTTCTTGATGCCGTACTCGAATGCCGCTTCTCTCAAACCTGCTGTGTATGCATCCATGGGTTAAACTCGCTTAATCGGTGGCCTCTATATCAGGGAGATAGGGCGCTAAACTGATGGTGTGGTTAGGCGGCAACAGCGCCGAAAACGTCAGGCCGTAGCTGGTCGGCCTTGATTTTCCCCTTGGTGGCTTTCACGACAGCCATAACGCGGGCCGCAGGAACAACCTTCCACTGAGAGATAGCTTGGGAGCTGATCCCACCGATGGAGCGGGAAAGAGCAACCGGGCCGCCAGCGAGGCGAAGCGCCTCTTGCATTGCTTGTTCCGGGGTCATAAGGAAATCCATGCTTAACGTAATTCATCAGAGTGTAAGCCATACTTACCCTATTGGGCAAGCCATTCTTCCGTTGCCTGATGTAAGCAGCCCTTTCAAACTAAGAGGCGACTATCTGCCTATTGGTGAAGGGATGAACGAAGACGAGAGAGTCGGTCAACGGATCGTGCGTGCCAGAAAAGAGGCGGGGCTTACCCAGCAGGAGTTAGCCACGAAGCTCGGCTTATCCAGGCCCGCCGTTGCGCAGTGGGAGAAGGGGCGCACCAGCCCGTCAGCCGAGAATTTGCGCAACGTCGCCACTGCCACAGGCAAGCAGCTCATTTATTTTTTTACGGGCGCTGGCGTCAATACCGATGAGTTTGAAGAGGCGCCCAAGATGCGCGGCCAGGTTCCCGTTATTAGCTGGGTTCGGGCTGGGGCGTGGACTGAGCCTTTCTGCGCAGTAGAGGAAGACGACCTTGAATACTACCCGGCGCCGCCTACGTGCGGGCCGCGCGCTTTCGGCCTGCGGGTGCGAGGCGAATCCATGATAGAGGTATACCCGCCAGGCGCATTGATCTTTGTTGACCCTGATGTCGAGCCCATATCCGGTGATGACGTTGTTGTTCAGTGCGAACGGCATGGGGGAGCTGAGGCCACTTTCAAGCGCTACATTGTCGAGCCAGGCGTAGGGCCAATGCTCAAGGTTTTAAACAAGGACTGGCGCGAGCAATACATGGACTTCTCGGAAGATTGCCGGATTGTTGGCGTCGTCATGGCCCAGATGACGCTCCGAAAGTAATAACCCCTCCGAAAATAAGCAGCACTAACACAGCCCGCCATTGAGCGGGCTTTTTTGTGCCCTGAGAAACAATGGCTTACTTAATTTATGAAAGTTTCTCTTACTTTTTTGTTGACGATGAAGGTAAGTATGGCTTACATTAAATCCATAGCAACGCAGCAAGACCCGCACCACCGGGCAACGTGGAGTTCTTTAACAACATGCCAACCCATCCCGACGTAGGGGATTGCATCTCACGAGATCGCGATGGGAGTACGCCCAACCGAGGCTGTCGAAATATCGGTGTTTGCCCATTGGCGACAGTGGGCATTCGGAAGGGAGCGGAGTGCCTAGCATCTCCGGCGTTCACCGGATAGCGGCGAATAAGGTAGGCCAGAGGCCGAGAATAACCGCCCGCTTCCTTCACGAATCACACAGGAGAGCGTTATGAGCGAACGACAGCAATTGCAGATAGCGATGGGCGCTTTATCGCCACCGCTGAAAGAGCAGATCGAACAGCAAGGCGGCGTTATTAACGAGAAGGAATTGGAGCGCTTGCAGCGCCATTGTGACGCGGTAACCGGCCTTTACATCGCCAGCTACATACCCGCAGGCGTGGCCGAGAAAGCACGCCAAAAGATCATGAAGGATATCGCCAAGGCGGTTTCGTAGCGCACGACAACAGGAGGTGGGTATGGATAAGCAAGAGTGGATTGATAAAGCGATGAATCGGCTAATAGAGCGCGGTTTTGAAGATGACCCAAATACAATGGGATACGCAGAGTCTTTGTATGACTCCACTGCTGTCGAGTACGGCGACGACCCGGTTGATGTTGTTGATCAAGAGCTGACGTATTACTGAGCACCACCCGTTCCGCTGGGTAAACGCGGCCCAATGCCCCGGCAGAGGCTGAGAATATCTGTCCACCGGGGAGCGCCTTGGTTCAGTGCCTGCATTCAACCAACTGCGGACATCGACATCTTCACAGGGCGCTCCACCGATGCTTGCCATGGCATCGACTCCTTGCATACGGATATGCCTTTGCCCGCACACGCGGGCTTTTTATTGGCATGGCCTCTTACCGAGTCGCCATGCCCGCGCCGCTTCATCCCGCTAACTCAAGCCGTTGGCACTGCGAGAGTTGCCGAGGCGGCGCGCCTAACACCAGGAGGCTTTATGCAATCACTACCTACCCGAGGATTGAGCAAGCAAGAGCTGAATACCCGCAACGACAAGCGCGCCGCATCGCTCTACTGTCGGCGCCGAGAGATTGAGCGGCGTAACGAGCAGAAGGCGCTGGAGCGGCAGACCAGGGAGTTTTGGGAATGATGCACCGCTACCTACTCCGTGAATACCACGAAGGCCGCATCGTTCCACGCAATGATCGCGGCCTTTTTCATGGCCTGCGTTTGGCAAAGCAGGAAGCCAAGCGGCTGGGCTACCCACCCCAGTTAATCAAGAAGGTAACGCGACATGAACAGGAAAACGCTTAGCGCCCTGGCCATTGCGGTGCTGTTTGCCGCGTTCGCCATGGCCAGTAGCGACGACTACGCCGAGGAAGAACGGAAACTGATGCGCTACTGCGAGCGAGTCGTCGACTACCACGCAGACAAGGCCATGGGCGTGCCCATCGAGCAGCGCCGTGGCAACAAAGATCACCGAGGTATTGCCGCCGAGCAGTGCCCTGGAATGAAGCCAGCGAGGTAATTATGGAAATCATTGCACAGATACACGGCCTGGCCGACGCCATCCAGCGCGATGCCGACCGGCTTATCAGCGTCAACGTCAATCACGTGCCCGCCACCCCGTTTTACGAATCAACCATCAAGGTCATGGTGCTGATCAGTGACTACGCGCACAGCGAGCCGACCTATCACGAAATCTTTGAAGGCGACTCAAGTGGCAAGCACGAAAAAACACTCGAAGCGCTGCGCGATGACCTAGCCACCTGGCTATGCGAGCGCCGCAAACAGTTACGGGAGGCAGCATGAACCGCGAACGCAAAATACAGCAGCGCGCTGACGCCATTGTCGAGGCGGTGCGCGACGGGCAGTCCATGGAAGTCGCTTTATTTGCCGACTATCTGGATAAAGTCGGCGACCTCACCAGCGAGATAGAAGCGCTGACGCCGACGACCACCGTGGCCGATATGGTCGAGGCCTACATCAAGCCGGTCACCGGCCAGCGCGTTTTATCGGAATGGGCGCGCGACGTGGCCGAGAATGACCAGGCGGAAATCGAGGAAGATGAAGCCGAAAGGAGAGCCGCATGAATAATCGCGACGAACAATTAAAGCGGCTGGCCAACGTCAATGAATTCATAACCATCATTGCGAGCATGGGGCGTCGGTTTTTCAACTACACACCCGACGAAGGGCTTGAGCGCTGCGCATGGATGTATCTAGACAAGCATGGACACGTCTACTTCGTAGACGCCTACAGCAAAAAGCGCATCTACACGCACTACTCAGGGCGCTGGAAAAGATTCACTAACGGCGGAACGCTAAAGAGTCTGGTTGAGCTTTTCCGCGACCACATTAAGCGCGACGACAAGATGAACCATCGTTACTTCGAGCCCCGTTGCCCTTGGGGATACCCAGAAGAGTGTTATCCCAAGCTGCGAAGCGCAGCTGTCCGGCTGGGAATTATGGCACCACCTACCAACTAAAAGCCCCTTTCGTGCAGCAACACGTCAGGGGCCAGATTCACAACGACTACGAAGCAAATCACAGGAAGCATACACCATGAGCGAAGAAAACCACCACCTGTCGCTATGGCAACAGGTCGACAAGACGCCGACGACCGCGATCAAGCCCGCAAAAGTCGATGGCCAGCAAATCACCAGCCTCGACGCGATGCACGTCATTGAGACCGCGACCAAGGTGTTTGGTCCTATGGGCATCGGCTGGGGGTATCGCATTGAAGACGAGCGCTACGACCAGGGCGCGCCCATTCACGACGCCAAAAGCGGCAGCCTGCTAGGCCATGAGACGACGCACACCGTCCGCTTGGTGCTTTGGTACAAGTGGCAAGACCAGACAGGCGAGGTCACGCAGTTTGGCCACACTCGTGCCGTATATCGCACCAATCAAGGCTACTGGAAGACCGACGGCGAAGCGCCGAAGAAGTCGGTCACCGACGCGGTCAAGAAGTGCCTTTCCCTTCTCGGCTTCTCGGCAGACGTCTACTACGGCAAGTTCGACAACCAAGACTACACCGAGGCGCAGAACGCAGCGACCCGAATCGCCGTGGCAGAGGATCAAGACGCCGAGATTGAGAAGTGCCGCCAAGAGTATGCCGACTGGCTCAAGCGCGAGTGCGACACCATTCGCGACAAAATCGACCACCCGAAAAGCATCAAGATGGCCGCTGACAGCGTGCTTAACCGCGTGGCTGACAAAGCCAGCATGGCCCGAGTCGAACCAGCCGAGGGTCGCGAAATGATCAGCAAGGCGTGCGAAGAAGGCATCGCCCGCGTCTACGCCGAGAAACAAGCCAAGCAGCCGAAAGAGGAACCCGCCCATGACTAACGAAGCCCTCAAAACCGCCTATAAAGGCGAACTGGTAAAGCTCAACGCCGTAGAGCAAGGCATTGCAGACTTGCGAGAGAAGTACGGCACTGTGCCTGACGTAACCAATAAAGAAGGTTACACGCTGTGCAAGAAAGGGATTCAGGAGCTGACCAGCACCCGAACCAAAGCCGACAAGCTCCGCCTGGAAATCACCGAGCCACACCGCGACTTCATCAAGCAGGTCAATGACTACGGAAAAGAGATTATCGAGCGTATCGAAGCTATTGAGCAGCCGCTGAAAGAAGCCAAGAAAACCGAAGACGAACGCGCTGAGCGCGAAAAGGAAGCGCGCATCGCCAAGCTGCGTGAGCGCATCCAGTCCGAAATCCTGAGCTTTATGGACACAGCTCAAGGGCTGGATTCCACCAGCCTCGCCGAGCTTCACGACGCCGCCACGCAGATTGATACCGACGGGTTCTTTGACGTCACGGCAGAAGCCGAAGACGCCAAGGCCAGCGTGCTCAAACACATCAGCGAACAACACGGCCAAGCGCTGGAACGCGAACGCCTCGCTGCCGAGCAAGCCGAGGTTGAAGCCGAGCGCCGCCGGTTGCGCGAAGAAAGCGAGAAGCGAGAAGCCGAGCAGAAAGAACTGGAAGAGCTGCGCCGGTTTAAAGCTGAGCAGGAAGTCGAAAAGCAAAAGCGCGAGGCTTGTGAAGGCGAGGCCAAACGCCAAGCCGAGGAAGCCGAGAAGCGCAAACCGGAACCGAAGCCAGAGCCCGAACCGCTACCCGCAGCCGCCGAGCACAAGCCGCTGGACACCAGCCGCCTAAGCACCGCTGCCGACAACTTCCAGCGCGGCAGCCAAGTGAAGACGCCGGAAGAAGTCACGATCAGCCGCAAAGAGTACGACCGCTTGCTCGAAGCTAAGGCCAAGCTGATCGCCCTCGAAGCCGCGGGCGTCGATAACTGGTCAGGTTATGACGACGCGATGCAGCAGCTAGCCGCTTAAACCCACCCAACACCCTGGGGCCGAAAGGCCCCTTTTCTTTGGAGCATCATATGACCCCCGTTCTTTTTTTTGATACCGAAACCACCGGCCTGCCCGACTGGAAATCCCCGAGCGACAGCGAACACCAGCCACACTTGGTGCAGATCGCCGCCATTCTGGCCGATGCCAATACCCGTCAAGAAATCGCCACGATGGACCTAATCATCAAGCCTGACGGCTGGGCGATTCCCGACGAAGTGGCCGAGATTCACGGTATCACCACCGAAAAAGCGCTGGCGGTAGGCGTTCCCGAACAACAAGCGCTTTCCACTTTCCTGGCGCTGCATGATCGGTGCACGCTTCGCGTCGCACACAACACCACGTTCGACAATCGCATCATCCGTATTGCGATGAAGCGCTTCGCGCCTGACGCCATCCCCGAAGAAGAATGGAAAGACCGCGAGCGTTATTACTGCACGCTCATAAACGCCCGCAAGCAATTTGGCGGCAAGGACGGCCACGCCCTGGGCGAACTCTATGAACGCCTGACGGGCAAGACGCTGGAAGACGCGCATAGCGCCATGGCCGACGCCCGCGCCTGCATGGAGGTGTACTGGCACTTACTCGACCACGAGGCGAAAGCCGCTTAACCCTCACTCACAGCGAGGCCCTAAGGGGCCTTTTATTTTGGAGGCCCCATGGCCAGCAACCGCGAATGGACAACGATAGAAGTCGCCACGCTGCGCCATGGCTATGAGCGCGGCCTGTCCGCCCAGTGCATCGGCGACATGCTGGGGCGCACCAAGGGCAGCGTCCACAGGATGGCCAGCAAGCTGGGCATTCGCAGCGCGCGCAGTGACCCCAGGGTGGCCGTTGAAGCGTTCCTAAAGCAGCAAGGAAAGCCGCTGAGCGAGGTCATCGACTGGTATCAGTCGAGGGCCCTGGCCCGCTGCGACTTGGCGGCCGACATCGGCATAGACGGCGCCACGCTCAAGCGGTTTATCCCGCCTGACGTGTGGCAATCGTGGCCGCATTACACAATCGGACGGCAGTTGGCCGCCGAGCAACGTAGAGCCTAACGCCCCGCATGGGGCTTTTTACTGTATGGGAGGTGGTGATGAATTGCGAATATGTGCAGCAGCACTATGGCGTGCCAGCAGAGGTCGGCCGTCGGGTTGTTATTAACGGCAAGGCCGGAGTGATTGCCGAGGATCGCGGGCACTACATCGGCGTGCTATTCGACGCCGACAAGCCTGGAAGCGTCTTGCCCTGTCATCCGACGTGGCGAGTTGATTACCAGGGTATGGGAAGCGTTCGGAAGATGACCCGCAGCCAGAAGCGTTATCGGCGCTACCTCGACATAGGTGATTGCTTCGATAGCTTTCTGGACTTTTGTCGCTATGACGACGAGCAGCACCTCAAGCATGACTAACCACCCCGCCACTGTGCGGGGTTCTTTTTGGAGGGAAGCGTGGCCGCTTACTACAACGAAATTGACCCCCAGGCCGCACAGTGGCTACGCATCCTGATTGCCGCTGGCCACATCGCGCCTGGCGACGTAGACGAACGCTCAATAGAGGATGTTACCCCCGATGACCTCGCTCACTACACGCAATGCCATTTCTTCGCCGGTGTCGGCGTCTGGTCCTACGCCCTACGTCGAGCAGGATGGCCAGATGACCTTCCTATATGGACCGGCAGTTGCCCCTGCCAGCCTTTCAGCGCGGCAGGCAAAAGCGGAGGGTTTGCTGACGAACGACATCTCTGGCCCGCGTTCTATTGGCTCATCAAGCAGTGCCGCCCTGCAAGCATCCTTGGAGAGCAAGTTGCAAGCAAGGCTACAGAACCGTGGTTCGACCTTGCACAAGCTGACCTGGAAGCCCTGGGTTACGCCTTCGGGTGTGTCCCGTTTCCGTCTGCGAGCGTCGGTGCGCCGATGCTCCGTGATCGAGCGTTCTGGGTGGCCGACGACAGCAGCACGGGACTATCGGAGCGAGTCAGCGACACCGGAATTCAACGCCAAGCGGGACGCGCACAGTCGGGGCAAGCCCCTGACCTACATAGCGACGTTCGCGGGATGGCCGACTCCGACGGTAGGCAACAGTCAGGGATCTCAGTCGTTCGAGGGGCTGAGCGCGACAGGGAAAACCCCGGACGGCAGAAAAGTCTCGGTCAGTCTGAACCACCTAGCGACGTTCGCTGGGTTGCCGACGCCCCTGACGTCGGATGCGATCAAGGGTGGTCTAGTATCGCCACGGAAGAACGGGATGGCGCTTCCGGAGACAACACCCCTAGCGGGCTGGCCAACGGCCAGGTCGGCCGACGGGGAGAAAAATGTACGGACGCTAGCCGGAAGCCTGTCGGAGATGGCTCGCAAAGGCAGCCCGAAAGACTTGGCACAAGCAGCGGCAATAGCGGGGCCGGCCCGACTAACGGCTACTGGCGAGATGTTGACTGGCTGTTCTGCCGAGATGGAAAGTGGCGGCCAGTTGAACCCGGCACATTCCCGTTGGCTAATGTCGCTGCCGAGCGAGTGGGACGAATGCAGCCCCGGCTATCAGGCCTGGGTTTCAGTGAATCAGATATTAAACGAATCCTTGGACGACGAAACACTACGCTCGCGGATGCAAGCCGCAATCGCGTTACGCGACTCAAAGGATACGGCAACGCCATCAACGCAGAAGCCGCGCAAGCCTTTATCGAAAGCTGGTTAGAGATATGAACCCCAACATCCCCAACGCCTTATGGGCCAAGCACGGCTACACCATAGAGCGACAACAACGCCGCACAGGCGGGCCGAAGGTACGCACCATCCGAAATCCAGCAGGCAAGCCGGTGCTCCACGATGCCAGTTACGACGCCGAGATGGCGTGGATTAAACGGCATCTTGAGCCTGATTTGCCCATCGTCGGCCCCGACCCCAAGCGCTACATCATTACCGGAGACACACCATGCTGATACCCGTACACCACGGCACGCCAGGCAGTGCCGAAGCCGCGGCGGATGAACTGCTCGACCCGCTCATTTGCCGCAATGACGACCTTGAATCTGAAAAGCGCGCCGTGCTGGCAGAAAACGACGCGCTCACGGCTGAAAACACCGACCTGCGCAAAGAGCTGGCCGAGCAGGCCCGGCAGTTGGCAACCATGAGGGCGGCGTGATGGACATCAACGATATTAAGCATCTGGCGACTGAGCGCATCTACCTGATACCCGATAGCAGCGAAGGCCAGCTTGGCTATGTCTGGTGCGACGATCCCGCACCAGGCTTTGATATGGACCCCAGCGAGGCCGTGGAGTACGTGCGCAAGGATGTTCACGACGACATCATTAAGCGGCAAGCGAGTTCCGCCAAAATTGGCATGAACGCGGCAAAAGCAGTTGCAGGTTCCTATTTGGAACAAGCCAAACGCATGTATGCCGAGTGCAGCCCCGAAGCCCTGGAAAGCGAGCGTGAAGCCAATGCGCAGCTAACGGAGCGCATCGCCCAGCTTGAGCAAGAGCGCGACACATTAGCTTATAGAAACACCGGGCTGATTCAGCAGTGCCGAGCAGCGGAAAGGCAGCGTGATGAACAGCTATCCAAGCTACGCGCTCTAAACCATGGCAGCACATCGGAAGCATGGCACTGGATGGGTAATGGAGAGGATCATCTTGAAAGCCTGGTTTGCCCTATCCTGATTTCAGCAGAAAATCTAAAAGCCATATTTAGCGACCGCGACGACTACCGCGCAGCCGAAGAGCTGCAGATCAATCTGCGAGAGAAGATGCAGGACGAGCGGGATGCGCTGGCGGCGCATGTGGAGCGGCTGCGAGCTGCTTTAAATTACTGCAGCGAATACCTGTACGGCAGCCATCTCAACACTATTGGCCATGGCTCAAAAGCTCATATGGAAATGGTGAGCGCTCTTGAGGAAACGCCTGCCACTAGTCTGGCCCTTTTGAATCAAGAGCCCGAAGCATGGATGTATCAGCACGAAGAAACTGGTCGCATAGGCTTTATCGAACAAGATGAGGTGGATCGTGGATTTGAGCGGAATAATCCACGGCTACAGCTGATTTGCCCGCTGTATCGCCGAAAAGCCGAACGGGGTGCGTGATATGCAGCTAACCGACCTACCCAACGCCAAGCGCATCGCCGCCCTGGTAAGGCGCAAGCCGCCACCTGATACGCCTCGCTGGCGATTATCGACACGACTGTTTAAAGACTATGGCCGCGATTAGCGGTTTTTTTATGCGAGGTATGTATGAAGCGAAAGCCAAGCGGTTTTGTAGCTAAGTGTCAATGCGGTCAATTCACTGGAGCTTTGAGCCTAGCGGGAATGGAAAACAAGGACGCAGGCAAGCTGCTAGGCAAGTGGCTTTACGACGGATGTACGGTTGAGCCGCGATTTGGTGGCACTTGGTCAGAGTCAATAAAGCCATGCTTATGCGAAAAAGCGGAGGTGAATCATGACTAGCACAGCATTGAGGTTTACCCGGACGACGCCAATATCGTTAACGTCAGCAACATGCGGCATCTTTGGGTATTGCCCGAGCAGCCAGCCTTTATGTGGAGAAAGCCATGAGCCAGCGAGAACGGTTTGAGGCGTGGGCAAAAGACGAAGGATACGTGCTGACAAAGCATAGCAGCCATGGCGGGTACTATTTCAGCGAAACCGCTAACGCGTGGCGCGGCTGGCAAGCCGCATGCCCTGAGGGCTGGCAAGCGGTGCCTAAGCTGGCAACTCAAGAAATAGAAAATTCAATAGCAAAGGCACGCAACCTTAAAGCCTGCGAAGCCTGGGAGGATGCGTTAGCCGCAGCACCTAAGCCGGAGGATGTATGAAGCGCTACAAGCATGCATCAGGGCTAGCGGTATCTATCGTCCTATTTTGGGCCATAGCATATCTATTTTTCGCCTACACATTCGCCGAACCAAACCCGATTCAGTGGCATGGCTTCTGGCGGTTTATGTTCGCCAGCGTGATTTCTATAATCCCTTTCGCAATTATTTTTAGGATTCTGAAATGAGCCCACGTAGCGCCTACCAAATAATGCGCCGCGCCTGGCCACCAGGTGCGCGCCGAATACTTGAGCGCGAATACACGCGATAACCGCCGCCACCAGGGCGGCTTTTTTGTGCCTGGAGGATTTATGTATTTATCAGCTGATGATCGTATGCGGTTTTTAAACCGCATCGAGGTTGACCAAGCTACTGGCTGTTGGGAATGGCAGGCAGGAAGAAACAAAGACGGCTATGGAAGGATGAAGGTGGGCAGCCGTGACGAGCTCGCTCACCGCGTTTCATACACGATCTATAAAGGCCCAATACCTCACGGCAAGATCGCTTGCCATTCATGCGACAACACGGGATGCGTGAATCCAGAACACTTATGGCTTGGGAGCAATGAAGATAACACGCAAGACATGATGAAAAAGGGACGTCATCGAAGTGCTGGCTCTCTGGGTTCTCGAAATCCAAGGTCTGTGCTTTCTGAAGCGGATGCCATAGAAGTTCTTGAGCTGATCGACCAAGGCCTGACCAATAAAGCGATTGCTGCCAAGTTCAGTGTTACTCACTCCACCATAAGCTGCATACGCCGCGGCAAAAGCTGGAAACACTTGCCCCGCAAAGCGGCTGCCTGATCAAGGAGAAAGCAATGCAAGCCGAAAAGACACACACCGTTCCTGAAAGCTGGGTTGATCCCCGCTTTGTTCAAATCACCCGCAAAGAGGCAGCGCGCATCCTCGGGCGAAGCCCTACCGAGTTCGACCGCATGCGTAAGTCTGACCCTGAATGCCCGCAGGGTTTCAAGACTGGCGCTGATCGCTCTTGCAGTGTACTGTTTCGCCTGTCAGACGTTTACGATTACAGCGCCATCCTGATGGATCGCTACTCAGGCAAAAACGCTTAA